AAGCTGACGGCGGCACTTGTTGCGTTCAAAGTGTCAGGTCTTCTTGGGGTGAATCAGGCAATCGTCACATTGATCAGTTCGCTCGCTAAAGTGTCAATGGCTCTCACGGGCTACGTTGCGAAAGTTGGTGTCGCCAAGGCGGCGTCACTTGCCCTTCAAGGAGGTCTGTATGCGCTTGCTGCGGCTGCGATTTACTTCGGATCAACAGCGATCTACAACGCAAACAAAGACATTCAAGCGTTCAACGAATCCCTTCAGAAATCGAAGGAGTTGTCTGACGAGCTATCGCAAAAGAAGAGTAAGGCAACTTCAGGCGTAATCGACAAGGCGACTCAGGTTGGAGGTGAAAAAGGGAAGTCGCTTCTTCAAGCTGAGATCGAGCGAGAGAAGGAGGAGATGGAGGGCCTTCAGGCCAGCATTCGTGGTCAGAAGAAAGTCGTTGAGGAATTAAACACAACTTGGAATTCACTCACGGGCAACAAGATACTTCAGGAGGAGCAGGAAAATCTCAAGGATCTTGAAGACAAGCTATCGTCTGCTAAGGCACGAGTGGAACAGCTTGAAGCGGCGATGAAGTCGCTGGGCACTACGTCCAGCGAGGCCGCGCAAGAGGCTGCTGAGGTTCCGGGGGCTGTTGAGGATCAAGCGGCAGCTCTTGTTGGCGACGGGACTGGTGTTGCGGAGGCGATTCAGGATGCCGTCCTTTCCAGTATGGAAGCCAAGTCAGGGGGCGGATTCAAGGATATTCGCGAACTCATTCAGGCTGGGGCCACTGGTGAGCAACTCCAGGAGTTCTTGAACGCAATCAGCACAGGGACGGTCGGAGAATCCAATGCCGCGTTTGATGCCCGGCGGGAACTGAACGCGATCAACGAAGGGGGAGGGTTTCAGTCGCAGGAACAACTGGACGCATTCGCACTCAATGTTGCGGAATCTCTGAACGCGGCCATTGCTGCGGAGGAACAGAAACAGGAACTGGATGAGGAAGCCAAGGAGGCTGAGAAGCAGCGTCTTGAGGAACTGAAATCGACGCTGGAATCCATGAAACCGGCCGTCAACGAACTCAAGACGGAACTGTTTCAACTGGATGAGGAAATCAGCGGTCCACTGCTGGCAACTCTGGAGGATGTGCAAGGCCAATTCGAGGCGGGCAAACTCAGTGCGGAAGATTTCGCGGAGACGATGGCCTATCTGAAAAAGGAAACAGACAAGGCCACACAAGCGGCGGAAAAGAAAGCTCAGCAAGAGATTCGTCAACGCATCCTTGCGGGTGACTTTTCTGTACTAAATCCCATGCAGGCCCTGGAAGATAAGCTGTTTCAATTCCGGATGCAGCAATTCAATCAGGGCATCGATGTCATGTTCAACAACATGATGGGCCTGGGTAACGCCATTCAACCGGCTGTCAGAGGATTTCAAACGCTCACGACTCAAATGCAGGACTTCGGAGACCAGCTCAACGGGTCGATGACTGGCGGCGGTTCAGGACAAAACGCAGGCGCGGCCATCTTCGGCTGGCTGAATTCGATCGATGGGATCGCGGCGTCTTTGTTCAACAATATCAGCATGTTACAGCAGTCTTTGCAATTCATCGAAGACCCGAGACGTCGCCAGCAGATCATGGATGACATCGCCAGAATGCAGAATCAGTTGGCGAACCTGCGACAGACACCGTATGTGATCGGCGATCCGTATGAGGAAGTGGAAGACCCCGGAATCGGCAAAGGCGCGAACAACATCACGGTTTCGCTGCCGAACATTTCGCGGGTTACGAACAGCGATATCCGAATGATTGCTGACGGAGTTCAGCGAGTTCTCGAGCAGCGGGGGAGGCGGGTTTAATGGCTCGAACGATTCCCGGCGGTGCATCGACGGAGATTGCCAAAGTCAACGGCGCGGAGATCATTCGCGTTATGGAAATCGAGTGGGGCGGTTCGTACGGAACGGTCTATCTCAGCGACCGCGCATTGACGACGCCAGTTTCAGCGGCGGCAAAAGTCCGTTCGTGGGGCAGCATTGTCGTTGAAGCGCAGGCCGATCAGGTTGGCGGCTACGGCAACGCGAGTATTGAGTTGATCGACACCGACTACTCGCTCAAAGACATGTTCGACGATGAACCGGGTCCAGCAGCGAAGCCGGTCAAGATTTACGAATACTTTGCCGGAACCACGTGGTCGACTGACAAGGTGACGATCTTCTCCGGTCTGATCAGCGGTGACGTTGAGTTCGATGCTTCGACTGCGATCTGGCGATTGTCGCTAAAGGGGCTGGAAAAGCTCTACGATAAATCTCTGGGCGTGCCCCTGACTCGCGAGAACTTCCCAACGATCCGTTGCACCGACCACGAGGGGAAGATTATTCCGATCGTGTATGGTCAGGGAGTTAAGCGTGTTCCCGGTCGGCTGATTGCAATGCCTGGTCACGCATACCTTGCCGAGCCATTGTTTGAGCACGACACCACGGCAACTCTCTCGCAGACCTGCGAAGAACTGGGGATCACTGCTGAAGAAACAGTGACACTCACTCTTGGAACGGCGGACTTGTGGGAAACTATCACAGGTTCGTTCGCCAGCGCTGGAACAAACGTCTTTGACATCACTGGTCGCGGCAGCATTCTCGCGAGCGGGCAGTCTCCCGGAACGTATGGTTCCAACGGCGGTCGGTATTTCACAATCGACCGAGACGACTTGCCGGAAAACACGGGAAGTCTGATCGGGTATCCGATCTGGATTGATGAAGGGAGCGGCTACGGTGGCGCTCGAGTCATTGACAACTGGATTTCATCTGGCGAAGACACGATTGCTGTTGTTCGCGAAGCGGTCGGGGAGACGTTCACTGTCGGTGCCAACTGGAAAATTGGATCCATTCCCGGATTGATTATTCGCTGGCCAGTCAGCACTCCAGCGTATGGCCCTGGCGGGTGGGTTTATGCCGTTTCGCATCTGCCGAGCGCGGAAGTCCAAAGCGTGCAGGTGCGGGCACAGTTAAAGGCGTCCGGTGGTTCTCGAGGAGGCTGGGCTTATTATTTACTGAACCCGGACAGGTACACCGTCGAACTTGATAACAAAGACTACAACGAAGAGTTAGGGCGGGCTGAAGAAGACGACGGTATCACCACAATCACGCTGACGGATCCGCCAATCACTCATGGTTTCGACGATGCGATTTTTGCAACGCTGGATGGACCCGGTTCCTATAACACTCCCGACACTGTTCTGAATCACATTCTGACGCATGAATACCTGGGGAACGTGCCAGCGGGAAACGTCAACCTGAACAGCAGCAGCGCGGTTGAGCTCGCGTTTGCCATCACTGAAGAAGTGAATCTGCACGACGTTGTTTCGCAACTCGCGTTTCAGGGGTGCTGCCTGTACTTCTGGGATCAGGGCGTGGCTCAGTTGCGATCGTTGAGCAACACGCTGGGAAGTGCAACGTCAACTCTCACTGTCTCGAACGTGATGGAACGATCGTTGACGCTGGGGCATGCGGATCTGGAAGCGGCGTACACATCGGCTCTGGCGAAGTTCAAGCCTACTTGCGTTTCTAGTGAGGTGAAGTTTTATCGCAAGAGCACAACGGCGGAAGGGCATTACGGGGAACGTCGAAAAGAACTGGACCTGTGGGGAATTCAAGACCCTGAACAGATCGTTGACGTTCTGGAATTCTGGCTGGGCTATTATCTAAACCAGCAACGCACGCTGAAGGTGGAATGCTTCCTCGATCAGGGATTGAAGCTGCAACCGGGTGACGTCGTGTCTGTCTCGTTTGCCGATGGCAATGGCAACGCACTTCTGACGTCGCAGAAAGCCCGCGTGACTCGCGTTGAGCACATCCTCGGCGACCCTCAATCACAGACGATGGAACGTATCAAAGTGGAGGGCGAGTTTGCTGTCTGGAGTTTTGCGATTGACGATGCGTCGCCAGACTTGGAACTGTGTCAGGGTGAGGGCGGAGACGAACTCGAGCTGCCGAACGACTCCGGTACTGATGGCAGCGGCGGAATCTCCGGGTGGTACGGTGACGGCTTCGGTGGAACAACACTCTGGGTGAAATTCAATTATTCTAGCACGCCGCCCGAAGGCCCTGGCGGAGAGACTGGCGAGCCGGTCAATCCAAACGTCTCGTTTGGAATCTGCAAGGAAATCGAGTTCGTCACCGAGGTGGGTCATTGCGAGTACAAAACGACCAAGGAACGCGTCTTTCTCTGTGAACCCGAAGAAGAAGGGAGCGGATCAGAATGAGCGAAGAAACGAGCCACAATCTGACAACAGACGACTGCGATCAGGACGACGGTTCTGGAGGCACGGAGTCGTTTTTGTTCGGGGAGCTTGATGTAATGGTCGATTCATCGAGCGAGTGCGACGACGGAGATATCGTGACCACGAAGACCTACAAGACTATCAAGGCGCTGATCTTGCAAGAAGACTAAAAAACTTTGACCCATATTGCGTCCCGTTCGCGTTTCACTGACAATAGGGTGGGCGTTTGTTTTTCTGAAAGCGAAGGGGCGAAACAATGAGAGTCTACATACTTGGCGCGTTGGTCTTGCTGTGTTGCGGTTGCGAGTTTGGCGAACCGCTTCCGGTTCCGTCTGCTGTCGTGCATTCACCGAGCGGGGCCAGTGTTGATTTCCTGTCTGATCCTCCACCGAAGGTTGTTCGCGATCCGAATCATTTGTACGGGCGGCGGTATGATATCGCGGCTGGTTTCACGGACCTGTCAACAGAGAAGGTTCTGGCGTACCGTCTGCGTTGGGCGAAGCAGGGTTATCAGTTACCGGAACTCAATGGGGTAGCGAACCGACCACCGGTTCCGAGTTTTCCCGTGAGCATTCAGGAGGATGAAGTGGGCGACAAGATTAAGACCGTTGTTGTTAATGAGGGCCCGTGCGATTGCTGTGCGGTGGAGCCGCTGACGTGCGAGGATCTTCCGGACACTCTCTATGTAACCATTGCCGATCATTTGTGTTTTAACGAATTCACAATTGAAGTAAACAAGATTCTAGATGAACCTTGGTTTACTTATTCTGCCTACGGTGATGGAAAGATAACGCCTGTCTTCACATCATGTGGTGATGAAGATTGGAATGTGGAGGTACGCATTAGGTGTCATGAGGGGTCATTCAATGTTGACGTACAAATCTACAACAATTCACATCTTTCTGAACAACAAGCCGGTGGTAGCGTGCCAGTTACATCTGTGTACTCACCAGTAGACATCGACTTACTGCTGAATGAGGCATTCTTTGGTGCGGCAGATTGTGAGGCATTTGGAGTCTGTGTACAGTCATCATATGAGTACCTTGTCAGCGTGACAGAATGAAGTTGAATTCACGCCGTTACCAAATCTGGCACGGCACAAACATCGACCCCGCCAAAGCGGCCAAGTACCGCACCCGCTGGGTCCGCAGGCACGCGCAGGAACGTGGCATCCTCTTTCCCGATGCGCTCGCGGAACTGATCGCCGAATACGGCGAACCGGGAGAACCGGTCGAAAACGTCCTCGAAATGTCGCAGACGCAGGCGGAAAAGTACCTCGCGCGAACTCAAGAGGTCGCCAAGTCCAACAGGGCGTTCGCGAGGCTCCCCGGCAAAACGAAGACCGTGAAGGAGCGGATACATATCCGGAAATCGGAGTACCCGGACGGCCCGGGAACGAAGTTTGAAGAACTCTCCCAGTCGTTCGGCATCGAGAAGACGGCAACTTGTTCCTGCGAAAAGCTCAAGACGCAGATGAACAAGTTGGGGGCGGAAGGCTGCCGGGAAAACCGGGCTGAGTTGATTGATGAGATCTCGAAGAACTTCAACACTCTGGGCGTGCTTGACAAGGCGAAAGCGATCTTGCGGGGCGGGTTCCCGAGCTGGTTGAACCCTCTTGATCCGGTTGGAAGCATGTTCGACGAAGCTGTGAGGCTGGCGGAGGAAGACGAGCAGAGCCGGTCGGTTCCTGCGGCTCCGTCTGAATCGTGAAACTGTCCCACTGTTTCGCTACCGTTTCACTGAAACGCTGGTCAGCCGAAGACACAATCGAGTTGTTCGCGCCGATAAAGTTGCATGATCACCGCAATTACAACGGCGCCGAGGCCGGGCAAGTCGCAACTCCCGCAAGTCTTCCGAAACGTCATTGATTCCGGCTTCCCTGAGCCGTTCATCTTCGCCGAACCGGGGAGCGACCTTTCCGGAGTACCGTCTTCCTGCGTGATTCAGAGAGAGGAGTTGTATGGTTGCTACCGCAACTATCGACAGATGCTCCAAGACCTGATCGATATCGATCCCGATGCAGACACGTTCGGGATTTTTCAGGACGACATTCAACTTTCGCCGGGTTGTTTCGAGTGGCTGCAAGACTACCTATGGCCCCATGAAAAGGCAGGAGTCATTTCGCTCTACTCGCCAGATTATCCGGGATACGAACACGGAACGAAAAAAGGTTTCAACCGACAGACAGACGGAAACCTGATTGGAGCCTGCGCGTTTATCCTGCACCGCGGACTGGTCGATGAACTGCTCAAGTCGGAAGTCTGGAGAGGGTCAGCGCGGCATGGCGTCGTTAAGGAGATGGCGAAGAAAAAAGCCGTCGATGCGTGGGTCGGAAACGTGGCCCGGGAAACCGGCTGGCGATGCTATTTCCCGAACCCGTCGCTTTGCCAGCATATCGCGGAACATTCATCAGTCGGTCACGGTGAGACCGATGCGGTTCGGAGAGGGTTCAACTACCGCAAGTCAAAACTGTTTTCTGGTCAGTCCCCGCGTGAACTCTTTGGCAATCCGCTCTGGCGTTACGATTCCAACGGCAAACTGCACGTTCCCGACAAAACGACAATTATCATCCCGGGCTGGAATCTGATCGAGAAGACCGAGCGTTGCTTGCACGGCGTCGCACTCCAAAAGGAGACCTTCTCCCCGTTTGATGTGATCTATGTTGACAACGGGTCAGAACCGGGAGTTGTCGAACGCGTAGAAGAACTCGCGGAAGAACTTCAACTGGACCTGCGGGTGATTCGCTTCCCGGAGAACCGAGGGTTCACTGCTGCGGTGAACGCCGGTCTTGAGCAATGCGAAGGGCATGCGCTGCTGCTGAACAATGACTGCTACATGCACGAAAAGTGCTTGCAAAACATGATGCGCCACCTGCTCACGCACGGAAAGGCGGCGTCGGTCGGCCCGCTGACGAACGATCAGGGAGCACAGTCGATCAAACGTCAGGCGATGTACCGGCAGCAGAAGGGAAAACGAAAGTCGGTTGCTGTCCGTCTGCTCTCTGGTTTCTGCCAGCTCAAACGCAAGTCAGCACTGGAAACCGTAGGCCACCTCGATAGCAACCTGCCGCATGGACTGGGCACTGACGACGACTGGTGCAAGCGGGCAACTGCTGCGGGACTCTCGCATCACGTTTGCTTCGATGCGTTCGCAGACCACGATCACAAGTCAACATTTGAAGCGACCGGGCAAAACCGCCGGCAACATTCGGCACACGCGAAAGAGTACCTGAAAAACAAGGTTCACGCTTGATGTCGCTGCTCAAAAGGCTGAAGGCGGATTCCGAAATCGAGTCGCGAATCATGAGCGCGATCCGGAGCGGGTCTCCGTTGGGCGTGATTCGACTCGGAGACGGCGAAGGTCTTCTACTGGGCTGGCCCGAAGTCCGCAAAAACAAGCGGGCAAACCGGGCGTTGAACTACCAACTGGTGAAATGGTTCGGACTGAAGAACGGTTCGGCGCATCAGAAAAAGCAGATGCGGAGCATCTTGCGAAAGGCGATTCAGCGGGCAAACATCATCGGCGTCCCGAAGCCTCGCAAGAAAGGGCTATGGAGCTTTGCCCACAAGCAGATTGCCGGAAGCAGGCTGATTAAGCCGAGTCACGTTCTGACCGACACGGACATTCACGTGAACCTGCACAGGTCTGGCGCGTTGTACCGGGCCATTCTCGCTGCGGAGTCCGTCACGATTGTAACCTGCCGGGCAAGCGTGAAGCCGCAACTGGAGGCGTTCACCGGGAAGCGTGTCAAGCTGATTCAAATTCCCGAAGGCAGGCACGTTGAATCTGGTCGGGCAACACCCAAGAACACAAAGCACTGGGAGTCGAGGAGCCAATACCGAAAAGCGTGCCACACTGCCGGGACCCAATTGGTGCTGGTCGGGGGTGGAGTTTTAGGAAAGATTTACACCACTGACGCATCCAGAGGCGGTGCCGTTGCTATTGATATCGGGAGCCTGTTCGACGGGTGGGCAAAATTCGGAAGCCGGTCCCACCTGCGTGCTGATCCCGATTCGTTCTTATTGCCCGAGAATCGCGAGATGACGTCTTCACAAGACTGAAATTTAATTTATTATGTGCGGGCATATGACACGACAACCAAGGACGAAAAAGCCTTATCCGTGGACTGCGGAAACATTTCCTAAACTCAGTGAGCGTCAACACGACCTGCTCTGCATCATGCAAGACGCGGGAGGTCTGCTCTGTGTTGACGATCTGCTCTACACCCTGAATGAGGATTCGGTTTCAGCCGATGAAGTTCGGGGCGATGTCAGCGTTCTTCTCGATCACAAGCTCGCGATTCGTCGGGTGTCTGGTCGAGAGGAGTTTTTTAAGCTGACGCGCAATGGCGAAACCTACTTGGATGAACCGCCACCCGAGGGCGTTCGTCTGTGATCAATCAAGGAGGCGGCATTGTCTACGGTTTTCACGGCAGATAAAGACACCACGGCGCTCGCGCACTCGGTTCGAGACGAGTATCACCCGCACTTGAAGAATATTGATGCGATGGTGCTCTTTTCGATGGCGCGGATTGACGATCGGACCGGTGAAACAGCAGGTCCAGCGCTGAGGGCTTACGGTGCACCGACGCCGGGGATTGCGAAAATCTGCAACCCGCAGGAACGGGCGATCACAAAAAAAGAAATCTTGCTCAAAATCGACGCTGCTGAATGGGACGCAATGACCCCTGATCAGCGGGTCGCGCTGCTCGATCATCTGTGGTCGCACATCGAACTGGTACGAGACTCCCAGGGGCGCCCTCGATACGGCACTGACGGGAGAATTCGCTTGACGAAACGTCAGCACGACTGGCGAATCGGCGGCTTCAATTCCGTGCTTGAGCGGCACGGGGAAGCAGCGATTGACGTGCTGAACATCAAGGAAGCGTTCGGTGAAGACAGTCAGTTGAAGACGGCACTCCGGCAGTTGCACCTGTTCGCGTGAGCCGATGAAGTCTTATCGCGGGGGCGGTTTCAATCCGCAACTGACGAGACTGAATCAAGGGCAGGACGCATGCCAGCGAGAGAAGATCAACTGAAAATTCCGACGTGGTTTCAATCGTCTCTCCTGTCTGGGATCGGTGTAATTATCGTTGGCGGGTTCCTGTCTTGGGTGGACCTGACAAATCGATTGGCAGTCCATCAGGAGATCAACTCGCGTCAGGACAGCGAGATTTCAAAGCTCCAAGAAGCGCACGAAAAACTGAGGGAAGAAGACAAGGAAATCTGGAGCCACATTCGTATCGGGAAGACCGTGGGAAGGATTTTCACGATCGGACCGTCTGAAAAGTCTGGGGGCTGATGGTGCCACCGAAAATTCAGCAGATCAAAGAGAAAGCGAAGGTCACCAGCCCGAAGGGAAAGCGGGACTGGAAAGACCAGATTATCGGCTGGATCACTGCTGTTTTCGCGTTCATTGGCTACTTAATTTCGAGCGCTGCTGAGTCCCTGGTCCCGTTTTTGAAAACAATTCTCGGGCCTGATCAGCCGCTATGGAAGGGCGTCTTAATCAGCTTTGTAATCGGCGTGATTGCAATTATCGTGCGTCAGTATTCCGGGCCGAAAGAAGACGAGACAAACAGCAACGCGGAGGGTGAATGATGGTCTACTCGGTTTTAATCGTTTGCTTCCTCGTTGCGCTGCGTTTGGTCTCGCAGCGACATCGTCGCAAGGTTGCCGATCTGGAGTCATTGGCTGAGATGTGGCGAGCGCAGGCCGACGATAATCAGGACCAGATAAGCGGCTGGATTGGCAAAGTGAACGTTGAACGGCAAGACCGATTGAACGCCGAGTCTCGCGTTACAGAATTGCAATGCGAGCTGGGCAAGTTGCGAAAGAAGCTCCGTGAACTGGGCGAGGCAGGCGTGAAAGACTACTTCGCGGACGAGTAAACAAGCGATATCGGAAACCTTTTGGAACCATAGAGGGGAGGTGATCCAATCTTCTTTGGGGAAGGGGAAATAACTTCAAGGGGAGTGAAACATGGAGAATGATTTTGCAAGCGGAATTGCAAATGCCAGCGCCGGGATTGTCGAAGCCGCTGGCGGTCCGTTCGGATTGATCAGTTGGGTTGTCAGCGCGGCGTGGTCTCTGTTCTGGGGCGTGTTTTCGCTTGGCGTTCTGATTGCGTTCGCAGTCATTGCGTGGAAGCTGTTCAAGGCACTGGGGGCCGGATCGGAACTCGCAAAGGCTATCGAGTCCGCCAAGGATTTGATTCACGGCGATGATCCGACTGATGCAAAGCCGGCTGAACCGGAATCGGTCAAACAAAACATCGACCCGGTGGAATACAAGAATCAGTTGCTCGACTCTGTTGCCGGGATGAGTGATCCGAAAGACCCGGCGATCATCGCACTGCGAAAGATCACGTCTCCAGATCAGGGCAAGGACGCAACGATTGAATACCTGATCAACAAGACCCGCGAGGGCAGGCCCGTCTCGGACGAATCGCAGACTCCATCGGGGGCGTAACGATGAACAAGAAGCTGTGGGCAATTGCCGCTGTCCTTCTGCTCGTTCCGGGCTGCGGCGTGGGATGCGTCAGTGTTGGGGTGCTCGGTCTGCTTGCAATGTCAGGCGGCGTGCAGTCGCAGGAAATCAAGCGGACACTTTCCAGCGAGGAAAGAGTCTGGGATGCGTTTGCGGACTTCATTGAGTCGCACCCTGAGCGGTTTGCTGACACGGACCGCGTGTACAAGATCGGCGAAGAACTCAAGAAGCTGGGGCGAGTCTCCAGCACTGCAAGGCTCTCTGAGTACGCTGCGAAGATGCAAGAGATAGACAGCAGTAACGTCGAAGATGTCGCGCGGACAGTGAGGGGAAATTGATGACTGCTCAACAGACCGGGTGGGTTCGCGACGATGCCGCTGTTGATGCCGCGACGATTGCGATCTCTGCTGATAGCGGAGAGTCCTGCGTTGTTGGTCACAGGCCAGCGTTACGGGGTTTCGCGCAGTCTCGAATCAACCGAGGTGAAACGGGCGTGTTCACGTGGTTGGCGGAGCGAAAGCTGTTCGGCGCATTCAAAAAGGCGTTCTACCAGCGGCGGGGAACTTGCGTTGGTCAGGGTACCGCGAGAGCAGTTCAAGACTCATGGTATCACGCGCTGTCGGAACTGGGTGAGGTGGGACGCAAGGCAGAGGTTAGCGTCGAGGCGATTTACGGTGGGGCGCGTGTTCAGATCGGCGGCGGTCGATTGTCTGGCGATGGTGCAGTCGGAGCATGGGCCGCGCAGTACGTGCACAAGTACGGCGCACCAGCGCGAGGCATTTACGGTTCCTACGATTTGACAAAGCCGCGCGAAGACTTGGCTGTGAAGTGGGGAGCGCGGGGGAACGGTGTTCCGTCCGAGGTGCTGGAGGCCGGGAAGCGGATCAAGATTCGCTGCTTTCGGTGCATGACTGCGGACGACATCTTCGATGCGGCGTGGGCTGGTTGCGGGTTAGCGTTTTGCGGCGGCTACACCTACGGTCCGAAAGACCGCAACGGAATGAGCAGAATGAACGCGCCCGCGAACCATTGCACGGAAATGCTGGGGGCATTCATCACGACCAGCGGAGACCGAGGCGTTGGCGGTCAGCAATCGTGGGGGCCGGGGAGACCGAGTGGACCGTCAGTTTTGAGATACAAAGGCGGGTCTGTGGACCTGCGAGAAGGCATGTGTGGCGTCTACGTCGATGACTTGTATCGAGTCATGCGAAACGGCGGGGAGTGCTGGGCGTTCCAGTTTGAGCACGGAGCGGGATACAGACCTGAGGTGAGTTAATGAGATGCGCTCTTTTGTTGCTGCTGCTCTGTGGGTGTTCTTCGGCAATCGCCGTTGAGCCAACGGGCGATGACGAAATCATTGTCGCGATTCTGGATGCGGAATATGAAGTCAAGCAGAACTCGGTTCCCGACCTGCCCGACAGTCTGAGCAATTCACGCGAAGAGCCGGAGGAATCCCCGGAGTTGCCGCGGGCTTACCTGATCACTGCGAATTTTCATTGTCCGCCCTGCGAGGTATGGAAGTCGCGAATCGATGAACTGCCGTTTCGGGTGAAAGTGCAGGTGAAAAGCAGGTCGCCAACGGGCGAGTTCCCTTGCCTGTGGTATCCGAACGCCAGTTCTCAAACTGGCTGGTCGTACTGGTCGGGAAAGTCGATCGATGAATTCCTGCGTCAGTACGACCGCGAAGACGGTGTGTTGCGGGAAGCGGTTGAAGAGCGAGATTCTGCCAGTGTTTCGAAGCGTCGCAAGACGCCGGAAGAACTGCGTCAATGGTGCCGGAACTATCGCGGTCCAGTCGCCTACGTGCAGGGGATGAGTTACCAGCAACACATCTGCGACGCCAACGCCGATTCCCACGGTGGCGAACCGTTCGAGCCATGGCAGCTTGACGGTCTGTCTGTTGGAGAACTCCAGAAGATTCATGGGGCACAGCATAACGGAACAATTAGTCCGTTTACGGATTCGGAATCATCGTCAACAGCGGTGAGGATTCCGGCTCGAGGCAATCAGGGGAGTTGCGCCAACGGTCAGTGCGCTCAACCCGCAAGGCGAGTGAGGTGGTTTCGATGAGATCTGTGATCGAAGGCGTGTTGGCTCTTGCGGTATCGGCTCTGTCTGTGGCAGTCCTGTTCATGGGCTTGTTTGCGTGGACTCAGTGGGGAATCAACTCGCGGCAGAATTCCGAGCTGATCGAACTGCGCAAGAACGCGAAAGACTTTGCGGACTTCGCGGCCTTGGTCAAAGAGCGATGCGAGTGCGAGAACGATCGTGGAAGCGGTCGAGACCATGGGTCCAGTGGGTCAGTACGAATCTCACCAACGGGGGCCGCTCAATGAACTGGAAGTGGGGTGTTCCGTTGATGGGCTGTTGTGCCGTTCTGGCGATTGTCGGTGCTGCTCTGGCGGTCGCTCTGTTCCTACTGTTCGGGCAAATAGCGCAACTGGCACCGTCGATCGTTTCTGGCGTGGAGTCGTTCACTGAAGTGAAGGACCGGGTTGACCCGGCGTTTGAAAAGTGGGATCGGACAAACGACAAAATCGAGGAAGGAGTAAAAGCGATCAAAGAGTTCAAACTGTTCCGCGACGAACGGGAAGGTCGGAAATGAATACGTACTGCTCGATCCCTGAGAAGTGTCTGAAGCGGTCTTCGCAGTCGATCCTGGAACGTCGCTTCGATTCAGTCGAGGAGATCGACAAGGCGTTCTTCGGTGAGTGCCTGAGCGTCTCCGGTCGCAATGAACGCATGGCAAACTTCTCTCAGTCGTTCGCGGCGTCGCGAGTGATGGCGCCTAGCGGACGGCGAGTGAGAGCCAGGTTTCCCCGTCAGGAGTTCAGGCGGGAGTTTGTTGCGAGATTCGGCGGGGGACTCTCGTTTGCCGTGATCCTGTACTACTTGGTCCTGGCGATTTACTGGTGGCGCCGCATGCGAAGGGAGAGGCCGTTTTGAAAATCAAGGATCGAATCAAAGAGCTGCGGCGAGTGAAGGCGTCGGAGTTGATGCCAAACCCGAAGAACTGGCGAACGCATCCGAAAGAACAGCAGGACGCGCTGAAAGGAATTCTCGCAGAAGTCGGATACGTCGATGCGCTGCTGGCCCGAGAGCTTGAAGATGGAACGTTGCAACTGATCGATGGTCACTTGCGCGCGGAGACGACACCCGACGAAGAAGTTCCGGTGCTGGTGATCGACGTGAGCGAGGAAGAGTCCGACAAGATTCTGGCGACGTTCGATCCATTGTCGGCGATGGCGTCGACCGATCAGGAATTGCTTGATGAATTGCTGTCGGGAATCGAATCCGAAGACGACGGGCTGCAATCTCTACTGGAGTCTCTGGCGAGCCCGGAAGACACAAGTAGAGACAGCGACGTCAAAGAGATTCCGATTGATCGACCTGTTGAAATGGCGTGGTACCTGATCGGAATACCAATCGGGCGGGTCGGGCGGCATGCTCAGAACTTGGAATCAATCGCCAGCGACAACGACGTTTATTTCGACCAATGCGTAGGTGACAGGCGTGACAAAGAAAACGGATAACGCAAATCTAGGGCTGAAACTGCGTCTGCGTCGTCACATGCTCGATCGGTTTCACGCGGCAGGAGAGATTCGCGTTTTCGATGCGTGCCAAGCGGACGGAGTGATCTGGAAGAATTTGAGGGACGAATACGGAGACAGAATCGCGTCGTACTGGGGCGTTGATCTGAAGCCGAAGCGGGGTCGATTGAAGGTGGATTCGATTCGCGTTTTGCAGTCTGGACCGATGCAGGAAAACGTGATCGATATCGATACATACGGGATGCCGTGGAAACACTTCGAGGCGGCCTGCCGAAACCTCGACAAGCCGACAACGATATTTCTGACAATGGGGATGCCATCGATCGCGCGAAACTTGAGCCACGATGCGACGATGTGCAAGCTCATCGGATTCGGTCGCCTGGATCCGCCAATTCCGCTGCCTGGACGCGCGTGTTGGGAATTTGCCGCAAATGCAATGTTGACAGTCTGTTGCGAACACACTAAGGTTGTACGCGCTGTCACGTGCAGGCACGTAAACGGTCCTGCATCAGTACAGTATTTCGGCGTTCGCGTGGAGCCGAAATGAAAATGGCCCAGTGTGCGATAACACACTGAGCCGCAACCACAATCCGCTGTAGAGGAGCGAATCATGGCTGACAAGACAATAATTGCATGGACGGACCACACATTCAACCCATGGATGGGTTGCGAGAAAGTCAGTGAGGGCTGCCGCAACTGCTACGCTCTCACCCTGACGAAAAATCGCATGGGGCTCGATCTCTGGGGCGCGTCTCCGCGGCAGGTGACAAAGTCACCCTGGAAGAATGTTGCTGCATGGAATCGCAAGGCCATTGCGGACGGAGTCATCAGTCGCGTCTTCTGCGCGTCTCTGTGTGATGTTTTTGAGGATCACCCGACAGCCAACGCGACCCGACCGCTTGTGTGGGACGTGATCAAGCAGAGTGAGCACCTGCACTTTCAGGTGCTCACGAAGCGTCCTGAGCGAATCGCAGACAACCTCCCTGACGACTGGGGCGATGGATACCCGAATGTCTGGCTCGGGACGTCGATCGAAGACATGCGAGTCGCTCACCGGGCTGACTATCTGAGAGAGATCCCGGCTGCGGTCCGATTCATCAGCTACGAACCGGCTCTCGGTTCGCTAAATGATCTCGATATCTCAGGCATCGACTGGGTGATTTATGGAGGCGAGTCGGGGCCAGGACATCGCTCGGAAGACAAGCAATGGGCGCGCGACATGCGCGACAAGTGCGCTGCAACCGGAGCTGCGTTTTTCCACAAGCAGTCAGCCGGTCATCGCACGGAACTTGGAATCGAGCTGGACGGCGAGCTGATTCGCCAGTTCCCGTGCCCGCGTGGGTACGATGGGACTGTTCCGTTCCGCAGCCAGGGCACGGGAATTATGGCGCCGCTGATGGCGTCTGCATGATCCCAATTAACATTTGAAAATCAGTCCCGTAAGTGTTCGCGCTTGCGGGATTTTTTTTGCTACAATGCCCCATCCTGTTTTTGGGAGGGCAGTCAATGTGGGACGACTACTTCGCCGATCCGACCGAGGAAAAGCGGCTCGCGATTTATGAGCACTACCGCGCGAAGCGATTTATCAATCGCATTGCCGGGAAGATGCTACTGCGCATACCGCAGACTCCAATGATCGACGAAGAGGATCTGGTGGCCGCTGGCGAGCTCGCCTTATGGCAGTGCATTGAGCGTTTCGACCCAACTTCCGGAGCTTCGTTTCCGACGTTTGCCGGTAATCGAATCCGCGGCGCAATGCTCGACTGGGTTCGGCAAGCTGACTGGATCTCACGTCGCGGACGCGAAGAACAGCGACGCGGCGGAGACGAGCCGCCAGACATGTGCTCACTCGACCAACTCGCGGGGAGCGTTGAGCCGGACGTCGAGGAGGACGAACCAGCCATGTGCGCGGAGGTCATTCGCGAGTTAATGCGCCACCTCGATCACCTGCAACGCAAGGCTGTTCGCCTGCTGTACCTTGAGCGTCTGAGGCCCGAGCAGGTTGCGATTCGCCTGCGGTGCAATCCATCGCGTGTCAAAGAGATTCGCGCGGAAGTGCTTGAACGCCTGCGTTCCCGGGCCTGCGGCTGACGCGATTTCTGAGTTTCTGAGATTTCCCGAAATCCCCCAAAAAGATACGCAACATTGTTGACAGCACCGGCAAAGGTGTGTATAATAAAGACGTAAGGAAAAGGGACAACAAACAACACAAAGGAGATTGAAGATGATCACGATTTCCACCCTCGCAGCCCACTCGGAAAAAGACTATCTGGCAATCGAGAATAGCACCCACACTATTCGATTTCATCTTGACAATGACGGACGGGCAGTTCTCAACAAAGAGGACCTGGACGCCTTCTTCAGCAGCGAAGAGGCAAATTTCTCCCGCATCGAACAGCAGGAAGCAATCAGCTACTTCGAGCAAGTGGCTGAAGGCAACATTTGACGGGGCGAAACCGGGCATCCGCCCGGTCCAGCGGAGATGGTCTCCCGCTGCTGACGAGCCAGACAACGCACACCACCCCGGAAGGGGCACAACAGGAGAGAAGAATCGGACGGCAGGGTGATCAACCTGAGCTGGACAATTGGCGAGTAATGCAGAGGGGCCGGGGAGATTGCTCCCCGGTTAATGCACTGGCAATTCGCCAGCGGTCCCAAGTCCGTAACAAGCCCTTGCAGGGCGGGAGAAGAAAATGACTAAAAAGACGTATGAGGCACGCATGTACGGGGTGGGATACTCGCAGCATAGCACGTTCGAGGCCGCGAAACGCGGCCTCGCAAGAATGAGGCGGAAGTATCGAGACGCGAGGCATTCGTTGCCGTATCCACGGCAGACGATTACCCACAATGGCAAGACCATATATGTTGACTAGCCCAGCGCCGTGCACTGGCGGCGCGTGCCGCCTTCGGGCGTCTGGGTTTTTCAACACCAGCCCCCTCACCACGGGGCGCAAACAGGAGAGAAGAATGAAAGACATGCTGTTTGTCCTCGGGGCTCCCGATCCTGAGATGCAGGCAATCGAGGGCCTGCTGAAAGAATGTGGCGTAGCTTATGCCTACGCCGTGGACCCGGAGGACCAAAGAGTCCATCCGGGGAACGCATACAAAGCCGAGAATTTTATCGCCCCTCCGGAAGCAGAGCTTCCGGAAACGCTCGACGATTGGGAAATCGTCGAAGTGGAATGTGCTGTTCGCCCGCGTGTCCCGGGCGTTGCATACACCACTATCGACCACCACCGCCCCGGCGATCCGGGCTACGGGCGCCCTCCGAGTGAGTTTCTTGCGGCCAGTTCGATCGGGCAAGTTGTCACCGAGCTGGCCCGATTGGATCTGTGGCCGCCCCCTGGCGATGACTGTGTGCGGGATTGGACACCCACCAACTGCCGCCCTATGTGGCTCGGCGAGTCATATGAGGACCCCCATGGGGTGGGGGGGTGGTGGATTGTGGGGGAAGACAGCGTCGGTTGTTGTCACCGACTCCCTTACGCGGCCGTGGACCAAGATCTCATCCTCGCCGCCGCAGCCGATCATTGCCTCGCTGCTGCATACCGTGGCGAGTGTCCGGGAGTTGACCCGGACGAGTTGATGAAATGGCGAGCGGAAACGCGAGCCGCTCATCAGGGGCGGTCTGTTAACGACGTCCTCGCGGACGTCGAAGCCGCACGCACGGTCCTGCGAGAGTCGCGGACCGAGGCTGGTTACGCTGACCTCCGCGGTCGGAGCATTCCCGAGCTGCCGGAGGCAGCCGCCCGGGAAGGGATTCCATTTATCGCGACCGTCAAAGACCGTGACGGCCGCGAAAAGGTCGTGCTCCAAGCTGCACCAGTTCCGCTGGTGCAGCGGTTCCTGGCTGGGGAGTTGATCCCCGGCCTGGTTGAGTATTACGGAGACCCCGCACGCGGGTTTGCCGGGGGATACACGACTCCGGCGGAGGTGTAATGCAGTTCATCCCAGGGCGCTGGATGCCGCCAGCGCCCTTTTTTTCGTGCACTTTACCAGCCCCGAAAGGGGCACAGAAAGGAGAAGACCATGTACCGCCAGCAACTCCAGAACGCAATCCGAGACGGTAAGGCGGTCTCCGATCTGGCAATCCAGCACGGCGTGAGCCCATCGGCAATTTACCTCGCCCTGCGTCGGGCTGGGACGCCAGTATCCTCGCTACGTCCCCACAGTCGCACGCACGACTGGCGCAATATTCCCGGGCTGCCGGGATACCGCGTGACGTCAGCGGGCGTGGTGCAATCGTGCGTCAGCCCGCGCACAGGCGCACTGACTGACTACTGGCGAGATCTGCACGCGCAAGTGGACAAACGAGGTCACGTTTACGTCCAGATCGGCGCCAGCGGTGGAAATCGCCGCCGCCTGAGTATACGACGACTGATCCTTGCTGCGTGGGGTGAGGATCTCGGACAGCCGATCGTTACGCGCGTGCTGCGTCGCCTGTTGCCCACTCACCAACAGGGCAGCGACGGACACTGACTTTTTGCCAAAACTTTGACTGGACGTCTAGTGCACTAGCCGGTCCTGTTGGCGCAATAGGGCCGTGCTGAGAACAACAGGCACCCCCAACAGCCCCACGGGGCACAGAAAGAGAACAAATGAAACGCAAGAAGAGCCAGGACGAGTCCATCAACTGGAAGTACGGCTGCAAGTCTCCACGCGGTGAAGGTGCTGAAATTCTCCGCCAGCAGATGCGGGAGGCGCACAATTACCGAAACAAGCTCGTGGAGCTGGAACTGTTGAAGCGTCAGGAGTTCTACGACTTGGAGCGGGAGTTGTTTCCTGAGTACGCCGACCTCCAGGAGCAGGAGAAGCAGCAGGCCGACAAGGTTGAGGACCTGCGGAAGCAGTGGAAGAAAGCGAACGCCCGGGCTCGTACCAGGACCGAGCAACATCTTCTCAAAGCTCAGATTGCCGAGGAGAAGCAGACGCTCAAAGACCTGAGAGCACGCATGAAGGAGATGAAAGAGCAGGTCCGCAACAGCGAGGAGCTGAAGGAGCGGTCTAAGCAGATCAAGAAGAGGCACTATCAGCGATTGAAGGACCTGCGGGCTGAGACTCCGGCGTTCTGGGGCAACGTGGGGTTTGTCGATCAGGCGGCTCAGTCGATGGCTTCCGGGTCTCCTCCTAAGTATTACAGGTGGGAGGGTGAAGGGTTCATCGGAGTCAGCTTTCGCACGCCGATCACTCCGGAAGTACTCATGTCTGGGAGGAACACACGGGCATGGCTGGAGCCGTGCAAGACTGCCAACAACAAGGCGGGTCGGGTTAAGAAGACGACCCTGCACATCGCCGTTGAGAGTGAAAACCGCAAGCTCAAGATGGCGTCATTGCCGATCTATTTCCATCGGGATTTCCCGGACGGCTGCGAGATCACATCAGTTCGAGTATTCTGCAAGAAAGTCGGACAGCGGGAGGAGTGGTCAGCCGTGTTTCAACTGCGTTCTGCGAGCTTCGCAAAGCCCGATGCCGCTGCTGATGGAATGGCGGCGATTCACTTCGGATGGCGGCGGGTTGATGACGGTCTGCGAGTCGCCAGCGTTGTCGATGAGGACGGGACCGAGGAAGTGCTGATTCTCCCGGAGTCAATCATCGATTCGTATGCTTACGTGAAAGACATACAGGCGATTCGCGACTACTTGTGGAATGAGACGATCGCAATTCTCTCCGCATTCTTGAAGCAGCATAGCGACAGTCTTCCGGAACCGGTCAAGGAAGCGTCTCAGAACATGCACCTGTGGAAGGGGCGCGGTCGATTGGTCCACTTAATCAATGTCTGGAGTGATCATCGATTCCCCGGAGATGAGGAGATGTTCTTGAAATTGACCCGTAAGGGAACGCCCGCGAATGAGTACCACGATTCCGGTTGGCTTCATCGAGACAAGCACCTGTGGGACATCGAGGCGAACGTGAGGGACAATGCCGCACTCCGCCGAAAGGCACTCTACCGGGAGTTTGCCGCCAAGATGAGACGAAAGTATCGGCACCTCATCACTGCCAAACTGGACTTGAAGAAGATCGTCTCGGTGAAGAACCCGGAAGAAGAGGACGACGCAGCGATGAAGCATCACTCCCGCGTTGCCGCAATCCATAGTTTACAGGCCGCATTGTCTGACTCGATGCGTGACGGGTGGATCGTTGTTCCAGCGGCGAAGCAGGCATCGACGTGCCATGAGTGCGGGGCCAAATTCCAAGACGATTCCGGAGACGCCTATATTTCGTGTGAAAACTGCGGATCAACATTTGATCGGGAGTTTAATGCGTGCAAAAATTTGCTGTTCGGCCCGAAGCAGGTTAATGCAGCTCCTGCACTTGTGTAGAATGTGCTGCAAAGGACGTGGCGTTCCTTGAACACGCCAACACGATGATTCGTGAATTCAAACGAGAGCAAGCTGCAAAGGACGTGGCGTTCCTTGAACACGCCAACTGGACTCAAGAGGGGCGCATACCCTGCGTTGCTGCAAAGGACGTGGCGTTCCTTGAACACGCCAACCTTTGAAGAGATTTTGAAGCAAGAGTCTTGGCCGCAAAGGACGTGGCGTTCCTTGTACACGCCAACCAGTTTGCCAGCCCCAGACTTCAGACTTTGGCTGCAAAGGACGTGGCGTTCCTTGTACACGCCAACAAGACGCAGTCGATCTCCGCGATTGCGCGTGCTGTAAAGGCCGTGGCGTGCCTTGAACACGCCAACTGATGGCATCGTCTTCGCGACGAACAGAAAGCTGTAAAGGACGTGGCGTTCCTTGCATCGCCTGATAAGAATTTCAAGGGCAGGTGTTAATTAATAACATAGAAGATATAGGAATAATCATCAAAATGAAAAAGCCGAAAACCGTCCGAATTAACATTACTCAGGCAGCCGACCTCATCGACTCCGTCGATGCAGACGCCGCTAAACGCGGCATGAACCGCTCTCAGTGGTTCGACGCAGCGGCTCGGAATTTCCTGCCAGGCCGCGTCGCGAAACAGATTCCGAAGAAAGCACAGCCCGGAAGGCCGAAAAAAGACGAATCAACGTCGTGATTTTTCGTTGACCTTCTGCTTCCACGACCTGAGCCTGTGCATTTCGCTCCCCTGTTCCGGCCTGCCGAGCACGTCGAGGAACGCTTGCTTCTCCGCGATGTAGCGATGCAGGCCTGCGTCGAATTCGATGATTGCGGCGCGTTCCGCGATCAGTGACATTTCTGCGTCAGTCATTTGGCGGACCTGTAGGATTCCCAGTTGCAGAACAACGCAAGTGCACCGTGAGCCAGTCTGTCAACGAGTGCAGCACCCATGCGTTCTTCTGCCTCTTTTCGACTCGCGACGTTCATGGTGACCACAGTGGGCTTCATGTCTCGGTAACGCCGGTCGATCACACGCCAGAGTTGCGATGACTGGTGCTGAGTCAACTCGCCTGTGAGCGGCAACGGGTCGCTCAAGACCAGCAGTGACGGGCGGGCGAGCCTGTTGATCAGGCTGGATTCACGTGCGTCTCGCTCCATTCCATCCCGCAAGTCCCCGAACCAATCGAGACCGTTCGACCAATGTGCGGTGAACCCTCGCAACAGAGTCGCCTTCGCAACGGCAACAGCGAGGTGGTCTTTCCCCGTGCCCTTTGGCCCGAAGAACAGAATTCCCTGCCCTGACTCGATTCGATCGTTGACCCGCTCAACGTACTCCCGGACCGCGTCCAGCACAGCCTTCTGACGTCCTGTCTCGGCCTCGAAGGTTTCAAGCGACGCCGATTCGTACCGCCTGCCGACGCGCGAAACGAACTCCCGGTACCTGATGGATCGACGGGATTTTTCAATGTCCGAGCAGGCTGAGAACGGCGATCCTGGACTGTCGTCAAAATCCTCCGACTGTCGGGACTTCCGCAGTCGCTGCGGGATCGAAATTTTGCCCAGCACCCGCTGCATGCTTTCTGGTTCTGTCTCGTGTACTGAAGTCATACTTTCCTCCGATGATGTCTTCGACGGTCGATTCCTGAACGAATTTCCCCAGCGTGATTTTCACGCCGCACTGAAGCGGGAACTTTCCGAGCGCCTTCGCGTACAGGCCGCGCCAGTGCGGGTCGCGCCAGCGCTCCCGGAACTCCAAGAGCAAGTCTCGAGGGATCACGTTTCGCTGGCGACGCACTACGCCCTCGGTGGAATTCCACATGCTCATGAATTCTTGTTCTGCTTGGAGCCAGTCGATGTCGTCGGTTTGCTCATCAGAAAAGTCCTCCAGCGCAACTTCCCCCCGTGAGGGGGTAGGGGGAGTATTATTGGTTTGGTTAGGTTGGGTTAGGTTTGGTTTGGTTTGGTTAGGTACCGCGCGCCCGCGAGGACGCTCCTTAGGAGGCTCCTTAGCAAACTCCTTAGGATCTTCCTTAGCACCTTCCTTAGCAATCTCCTTAGCATTCTGGCAATTTTGCTCGCTCGCGAACGCCTTTCCCCACCTCTTGGCGTTGTTTTTTATATGATTTGGCGCGTGCTCGTGCCAGTCATGCACGACGAGTCGATGCTCTTCTGAGCGGTCCAGCCAGCCTGTTGACGTGAGGATTTCGATCAGTTCGTCATCGTCTGAGTTCCACCCGATCAGCTCTGCGATTTCGTCGTTGTCGAGCTTGCCGATGTCTCCCATCGGCGTTGATGTCATCGTGACGTGCCAGAGACGTTCGAGAAGTCCCACGGCAATCGTTTCGACCGATACGCAGCCCGTGTTTCCGAGCGCCTTCCGAAGCCGCCTGACGAGCTTGAGGAACTTCCCTGTTGACGGCGTGTTGTGCTTCATCGACACTCACCTTCCTTTTCTCGGCAGTCCTTTGCGAGTCGCTTTCGGATGGCGACGTCCGCCCACCACTTCGCGACCTTGACTCTTGGCCCGCTCTCTGACGTATGCATCCAATGGAGCAGGCGCCCGATTGTGTCTCGACTCGTTGTGATCACCGGTAAGCTTTTCATCACAGCTCCTCCAGAATCTCCCTGAGCACGCGCACGGCTTCACCTCGCAGCGATTCCGGCCAGCACTGAATCGTCGCGATCACAGTTTCCCGAAGCCGCTTTGCCGCGGTCTCTGAATCGAACGACTGGTCCCGCCGTTCCCGCCGTTCGTCTGCTGTTTCTGGATCGTCCTGTCTCTGAGTCGCAGGCTTCACCGGTGAATCGGCAGCAGGTTCCTGTCGAGTCTTCGGTGCGGTCTCTCGCACAATCTGAATCGGCTCGGTTTCCGGTTCCTCGTCAGCCGGCTCCGTCAGGTCTTCACCGCGGATCGACCTGCGATAAGCTTTCATCTCTGCGACGCTGGCACCCATTTCATCGGCCCACTGCAACAGTTCGGGCGCGTCATCCCAGTTCATTGCGACATAAAAATGCGACCATGACAGTTCCGGATACATATCCGAAACGTCTCCCATCCGCTCCCACACGTTTCTACGCTGCCGTACCTGGTCACCTGAGAGACCGACCAGCCGCCCGAAGTCGTCATCAGTGCGACCGTCTGCGTAACGAACGCACCACTTTGATGCACACTCACCGACAACCCAGTTACATGACGACAACGCGGCCTGTGCCCGTTCGATGAGCTGGGTTTCGGTTTCTTCCGCCTGTTCGACGATTGCTGCCACTGCCTTCATTGATCACCCTCCTTTGGTCCGCAGTTATCGAACTGAACTGGCGTGAGATTCTTCGTCTTTAGCCAGCCGATTTCTGTCCCACTGATTCGATGAACCTTGGCATGTTCGCCGTCAACTTCCGAGACGTAGCACGCGGTTCCCTTGCGAACGAGGCGACCGCGTATGTCGGTTTCATCCCATGCGAGTTTGTAGATCACTCCACTACCTCCAGGTCTTCGGGGTCCACGCTGCCCATGACAAAGCAGCCGGTTTCGTCAACCAGCTCGACTCGCCTTTGCCGCCCTCCATTGACGGTGTATTCGCGATGGACTCGCAGAACGGCACCGGCTTTAACAACCGTTCCCTGAACGCTAAACAGGTCTGTTTTGACGCGAACTTTCATTTAACAATCTCCGGCTCGTAGTTCATCCAGACGCATTCCGTTTTTACGTCCTTGACCCGTTTTCCGCTGGCCTTGTTGTCGATCTGGAAATCAACTCGATGCCAACCGCACCGTTGAGAAAAGGTGTCGTACAGGTCCGATCGGTACCCACTCAGCAGAAACCGCCCTTCAATGTCTGCCAATGTTTCCAGCAACCGCACGTGATCACGTTCCGTCATCTCATGCCGATACTCACCGCCACCTGTTGATCTGGTTTCGTGCAGGTATGGTGGATCGCAGTAGAAGACCGCGGCCGGATCGTCGTACTTGCGGATAAATTCGCATGCATCCATGTTGCGAATTTCGATGCGTTTCAGCCGCTCGTGGACTTCCGGCAAGCCTTCCACGGCAGACAGCCAAGCGGAAACGTTTTCGTTCATTCCCCGACGCAGGCGACGGGTTGGAGTTGCGAAGTCTCGCATTAGACCTTGGCGGGACTGGCGGCAACGAACAAAGAAAGACGTAGCTCTTTGCACTGCATCTGGGTGATTCGCGAAGTTTTGCGCGTCCTGAAACATTTTCTCGGATAGTGGAGTTCCCCAGAGCGCATGTAACATTCGATCGGGAGTTGACTGCAACACTCTCCAGAAGTTGATCAGTTCACCGTGAACATCATTCACGGCCTCACTCAAGCCATCGGGGTCAATCGCAAGCGTCACCGCACCGCCCCCAAAGAATGGCTCCCGCCACAGGTACCAGGGACGCTCACCATCTCGCTGCGGAAGCAGGTCGACAATCTTCTTGGCGAGGTAACTTTTCCCGCCGTGCCATTTGATTGGGCTTTTCATGCGTCCCTCTCCAGCGTCAATTCCACTCTCGGGTCTTTCTTGTCTGTCAATCGCTCTGGCGGGTAAGTAGTCAGCTGGTCATCGTCAACCAGCAGTCCGGCATCGACGAGGCCATCAATACTTGCCTTGAGGCTGGCGGTGATATTATCCCGGTCTCTGTGGCGAGTAGTCGGGTGATACCACTTGATTCGCAGCCGAGCCGACCGCCACGGGAAGCCCCACGACTTAATATCCTCGATGGGATGACAAGCAATCATCACGCATGTTGCCGCATCCTCTCGGGCCGTTGCTTTGGCCTTCGCTTTGGCGTGGTAATGCCCACGTGCATTTGGGCTGCACAGTGCAGGCGGAATCGGAATTGTGATGGTGATCGACTTACTCACTTCTCCCCTCCTTTCTCGCACCAGCAATCACGCAGCACAGCGGGATAAACCCGATGCCAAACGCTAATCCAAACAAGATCACTGCTGTTGCCATTACTGCTCCAATCCCAATCGTTGACGGTTTCGTTTTGCGGTGCTGCTCACGTTCGGCTGCTCATCAGCCTTTCCGACCACCCGTTCGATCTGCTCGCGGTCGCAGTCCAGACGATACGCAATCGTGCTTACCGCAACACCGCTTCGGTGCAGCTTTCGGATGTATCGCTTAACTCCTCGTGGGAACTCGCGTTTACGGATATTTGTCGTTTCATCGACGTACTGCATGCCTACGCCCCTTGCATCACTGTTAACGACTGCCGGAACATTTCTTCTTGCTCCCGAGTGTCTTTATCGATTCTGTGAGCCTTCCGGAGTACGTTTGAGACCATCGGTTCTTCAATCTCCGTGATCGGAATATGCACATTCAGCGGTCGCGTTGAGCCGATACGATTCGATCGCTTCACAGCCTGATAAAAGTCCTCATAGGAATCGTTCATTCCGTTGAAGATTTGTCGAGTCGCGACTTGCAGGTTTAGTCCGAACCCCAGAACTTTTGGCTTGCTGATCAGGACTTTGACGCGACCGGTCGTGAAGTCCGCTATCAGTTCCCGACGCCTGTTCATCGGAGTGCTGCCACTAATGCTTGCGGCCTCCGGTAGAAGTCGCTCCATACGGTCTTGCTCATCGTTAAAGTGACACCAGATAATGGTTGATTCATCCGGCCACGACTCGATTAGTTCGCGAATTCGCTTCGGCTTGTTTGACGGGATTCCGTCTTTCCCCTTTGCAATCTGCATCAACTTTGATCGCTGCCCGATTCCACCTGCCTCACTGACCATCAATTTTCCGGTCAATTTCTGGACTGCCATCTGCTGTTCCGGAGTAAGGTCAACACGTTCGATGTGAACGTGGATCGGGGGAATTCCGCCGGTGTTGTCCTGCCACCCATAGACAGATGGATCAGTCAGGAAAATGCACCAATGTGAGAGGTCGCGGTAGAACGGTTGCAGTGCATGAGGCTTGAGAATCCACCGCTCTTGAGTTTTGCCTTTATTGACAAAATAGCGGGCTAGGAATTCATGCGTGGTTCGGAAGTGATCACAAAAGACTGCATGGTTCGCGTACTCGATGCGATCGTTCGGCGCGGGAGTCCCCGTCATTGCCAGCTTCCACCTCAGGCCTTGACCCATTTCAATCAGCCGCGTTCCCCACGCACCGTAATGGCTTTTCAGATTGCTAGATTCATCCAGAATCAGCCCACGAAGATTTCCCGGCTTGATGTCGTCTCGAATGGCCTCATAGTTGGTGATGCCGATTTCGAATTCAGAACCGTTCAGCCACCCCTGCAGGTCTTTCGCGGCAACCTGAGCGATCGGCAATCCATCCCCATAGAACCGCTGGCATTCCTCCAGCGTCTGCTCCACGACCATCAATGGGGCAATCATCAACAGCCGACCGGATGATTCCACGTTGCGAACGTGGCGAGCGAATTCGAGAGAGATAATTGTCTTGCCGAGTCCACAATCCGCAAAGACGGCGAACTTCTCTTTCCGCACGGCCATTGCCGCAATATCGGCTTGATAGTCCATACAGAATTCAGACGGGATGAACCCTCCGTGGTTCTTTGCCCGCTGTTTTTCGCCGGTGATATGATGCGCGTATTCATCCGGGACGACAGCCCGGAGTCCGCGCCACGAATAAGCCGGTGTTCGCTTGAGTCGCAAGAACTTTTCATAGTCCTGCATTGATGATGAATCGAAGTTGACGAGCATTAGAACAGAGTCCTTTCCGATTCCTGCAATGCCTGAACGCTGGCGAGATTCTTGCGAGCCTGAGCGACGTATTCGTCTTTGAGTTCGCATCCGTAGAACCGCCTGCCGAGCTTCAACGCGACATATCCCTCGCTGCCGATTCCAGCGAACGGAGAGAAAACCAGTTCTTCGGGATTGGAGTAGAGTCGAATCAATCGCTCAATCACGTCCAACTGCAATGGGCAAATGTGGCGAGTGTCGTCGTCTGCCTTAGCCGCTGCCGTGTTGAGCGTGTTCGTTTCACGGATGTCGGTCCATGCGGCTTCCGCCCAATCGATCCATTGATTTCGCGAAACCTGGCATTCCGAGTCAATTGGTACCGCGTTCTCTCCAGGGGCACGGAATTTGATCAGATAGTCTGGGATGGCCCCGCGAGACTTAGCCCGGTCGGACTCCAGGCCTGCGAACTGCAACTCTCGCGACCGCGTGCGGATTGCTTGCGCCTGCGGATTTTTCGTCACGCACCAGTCGTATTCGTAGACCAGGCCAGCACGCTCTCCGATGCGGATATTGAGTCCCCGAAAGTCACACATTCCAACTTCGCCAGTGCGCTTCATTCGCGGGATCTGGCAGACGTGAACGACCGCCACCCTGCCCGGCTTCAAGACGCGGGCCAGTGCCCGGTAGAAAAACGACAGGTGAATCTTCGCCTCCGCATCCACCGTCGCCGTGTTGCCGATATCCGCCTCGCTGGACGTATACGCATAGAGCGAAGGAAACGGCGGAGAAAAGACTGCGAAGTCAACGGACTCCGCGTCCATTTCTGAAGCCATGTGCGGAATGCAATCTCCGTGATGAATGTGCCAACTCTCGTCAAACTTAATCATTTCAACACCTAACCCCTCTTGATTAAAAGCCGACCGGGGTTTATCACCCCGATCGACTCGGGTCCGCCGGTAGCGATGGCGGGTTCTGTTGTTTCAAGCCGCCTGGGTCATCGTCCTTAACACCCCAGACGGTCGAGCTACTGGCAAACCGACGGGTCTGTAATTCGCCAGCAGCACTCACCTGACAGCCGCCTTGCCGTCATCACACCCTCCGTTGATGTTGAGCCAAACCTCACGTCGATGCACTGCGACGTTGTCCGGGGCGTCGATTCCCAGACGAACTTGGTTCTCGCGAATTTCGATCACCGTTACTGTGACGTCGTCGCCAACGTGAATGGCCTGACCAACTTTCCGTGACAAAACTAGCATTGGATTCCCTTCCTAAAACTTGGTGGTTCCTGCCGGATGGCAGCAAAGAAAAAGACCTCGCGTGAAGATTCGCGGGTCTAGGAACTGTCGTGGCAGTTCGATCCCCCTCGGACCTGAGACGCTATCCTTCTCAGGCAAGTCCTGGGGACATGGGGAAAGTCTCTACAGATACCGCGAACAGAATCTCCCGAACGAATGCGACTCAAGACCTGCTCTCGGATCTCATCCGGTAGGATGTATCTCTTTGGACGAGACCGTTTCCCCTTGGCCTCGATGGCATCGAGTCTGTTTTCCGACTCGCTTCCCAGCGTTAAATGCAAGGCGTTTACACAAGACGGGTTGTTGCACTTGTGCCGCACTAAGAAACCCGCCGGGATTGGCTGCCGATTTCCAATGACCCAAGAGACTCGATGTGCCTGAACCGTTCGGCGACGACCGTCATTGCAGACGACCGAGAAGACGCCGTATCCATCGCAGGTGGCCGCTGTCCATTCTCGGCACCCACTCTCACTGTCGATCGATTTAGAGAAAAACCGTCGAACCAGAGCGGGAGTGACTTCAAAATGCAACGGGGAGGATGCAACGCTCATGCGGCACCCCCTGTCGTCAGAAGAGTGTCAACTGCCTGAATCCGCTGTACGGCGTTGTGAGAGCTTCCGGCCACGGGAAATGCGGCGCGGCGTGATTCAGAATCGTCAATCTGTCCTGATAGTGGCTCATGACGCGAGGGATTCCGCAGCCGTGGATCAACTTGCCCGCATCGCCAGAAGTCATTGACCACATCGTGACAGCGGCCTGCCGAAACATCTTCGGCGTTATGATTCGCACCCCAGCTTTCTGACAGAACTCCCTGAGCTGTCGCCTGAGAATGTGAGGTGAGCGACCGCAGCGATTGTGCAGGAAGTACAGGTCGCGATGAACGTACTGGCACAGCGGAAAAACGTGAGGCTTGCCGGTCTTGTGCGCCGAAAACTCTATTCGATCCTCGCAGAAGTGCTCCGGGCCGAGGGTCCAAGTGATATCTGACAACCTTAGACCCGTCCAGATTGCAGCGCAAAACCAGGAACGCCACCACTCGCGACGATTTTGCACAACCGGCCACGTCGCACATGACAACACGGAGCACAGCGAATTGATTTCTTCGAGCGACACAGGCTTCGGTGCCGGTTCTTTGAGCTTGAGACGCCTTCCCTTTGGAGGCGGCTCGGCATCGATCGCGCCCATCATCGACGCTGTCGAGAACAACAGGTGTATCGTGTCGATGTTTGTTTCGATCGTTTTCGGCGCGAGCCCTTTCTCTTTGGCTCGGCAGCGAAACTCGGCGAACGTCGTGAGCGTGATTTCGTCGAGACGGTCCGTCTTCGTGATGCGATTCCAGCGGGCGACTTCGTAGCCAATCTTCCGAACGGTCGATTCGTCGAGGTCGGGCGCGTAGCGCCTGTATAATTCCAGAGCTTCCACTGAGGTCATCAGAAAAATTCCGGCAGAGAGACGTGCATTTCTCCCTATCGGCAAATCCTGCCAGTCGGCTACACGCCTCAATGAATTTTCCGTAAAGTCTTTGGCTCGACATCCTTCGACCTTGCAGGCAACTCCAAATTTGCCCACAATGCTGGCAGCTTTATTTGTGCCACTTGAACCGCTTGTTCAAGGCATCGGGATGTAGCTCAGCTTGGCTAGAGCGCTACGTTCGGGAATCGGGACTCCGAACGCACATCCGTCAAAGAGCACAAACTTTCACCGCCTTGTCTAACGCTACTCCGCGTTTGCATCGTGGTGATTCATTCACAGGAGGCATCTCAAACAATGCCTGTCAAACACTCCGGTTCTGACAATGCTTCCATTCCGCCCCGCACGCCGCGTTAAGCGACGCCGGGGCTCTTGGAATGAAAGGTCTGATGAGTGGCATGATGTCCGACCTCGGACATTCTGTCAAGTTCGATCTTGAAAAATTGTCCGACGTGGGACAGAATACGGGAGATGACAAATCAAATGATCGACAAACGAAAGATGACCGCCAAGGAAGCCAGCGAAAAGCTAGGCATTTCCGAAAGGCAAGTTCGCCGGTACTGCGCTCGACCAGACTGCCCCGGTGCGGATTTCCATCCGTTCTTCGAGGGGTCCAGTCGCGGTGTGTATTTGCTGACCGAGAGAACGTTGCGATGGCTGAAACGGAACGTGCCTGCATACAAGAGAAATCACCCCGAAGAAGTTTCCGGGTGACGTCAGGCCCAAGCATTTAGTTCAGGCCCCCCGTTCCGCTCCGCACGCCGCGTTAAGCGACGCCGGGGCTTTGGAAAGAAAAGGTCTGATGAGTGGTGCGTTTACTAAATCGAGTAAGAATTTTGGAGATGCCTGACATGAGAGCCGAAACAGCACGGCGCAACATCTCCGCAAACATCACGAGATTGCTTGCCGCCAGAAACATGCGACCCTTGCAGCTCGCTGAAGAGGTGCGAGATAGTTCTACGCAGAACACAATCTACAGGATCGTTCGCGGGGACACCTGCGGGACGATTCCTGTTCTGGCTGCGATTGCGGAAGTCCTGGGCGTGACAATCGACTACCTTGTTTCCGATCCAGACACCCACGAGAAAAAGGTTGGCGGTCGTCGCAGATCGAAACTGCACGCCGCGTCATAGCCGATCCGCCAAAACAACCTGATCATCCCGCCCGCCATTGAGCGGGCTTTTTTCTTGCGCCAAAACTCCCGGCAAAAAACTTCCGACCTCGGACACATTTTTCGGCTTCTGCACTTGACTTAATGTCCGACGTCGGACACAATCACACCCGTCAGACGCAAATCGCTCTGGCGGGGATCACTGCCCCACACAACAGCAAGGGGAGTTCAATGAGCGCGGAACTGAGACAAGAGTTGGACATCGCCGCGGCTCTGGCTGCCATGCCGGAAGCGACAGTCGAAGAGTGCTACGCGATGAAAGGCGGGTTCGGTGGCAGGGAGCACGTCGCGTACATGAGCCTTTTCGTTGGTGTGGCTTCGGTCGACGTTTACTTCGAGTGCATACCTGACGTGTGCGACGGTCCGGGAAACAAGGATGTGATCGTCGGATTGAGAGGCGTGAGGGTTTGCGAAGTCGAGGTTCACCCGGCAGACGAAACTCTGGGCTGGACATCGAGAACGTTCCCCGTGAACGCAGCTGGCGGGACGTTCGAGGAGTGGAACGAGGCGGTTTGGCAGAAGCTCGAGGGGCGAAAAACAAGCCTGGCCGAAGCTGTTTTCGGCGTGATTATCTGAGGAGTGTGACAATGGAGATGCAGATTGAGGTCGGCAAAACGTACCGGGCGAAGAACGGAGAGGAGTGGACCGTCAAGGAAGAGAGAGACGGTCCCGACTATCAGTTCCTCGCTGAGAGATGTGATGGATGTCGTTGTTGGTTCAGGCGAGATGGACGGTTCTGCGCCAGTGGTTTCCCATCCGACAACGACCTGATCGAGGAGGTTGAGGCACCAGAAACCTCGCCCGCAGACGATGATCTGATCGAGAAAGTCCGGGGCAGGATTGCGCTTTTGAAGGAGCGAATCTCCAAGTTCGAGCCATTCTTGGCAGCGTGCGGTGGAGACTTCAACGAGGTCCGCAAGGTTGTCGATGCCATCGAGTCAGTGGGAGGTGCCAAGTGATTCAGGCGATTGCAAAAGATCGGACGCCAGAATGGCACGCGGCACGCAAGACTGGGGTTGGTGCCAGCGAAGCCGCTGCGGTGTGCGGGTTATCGCGGTGGGAAACGGCTCTTGACGTCTGGGCTCGAAAGACTGGCCGAGTAGACGGCAAGCTGGCGACGCCTGTGATGGAGCTTGGAACGCACCTTGAGCCCGACTTGCAGGCGGCAGTTGCCCGCGAGCATGAGATCCGGGAAGCGTCTCCGGGGTTGTTCCGGCATCCCGAGATCGAATGCGTGCTGGCGTCACCTGACGGTGTTCTCGCGGACGGTCGCGGGCTCGAGCTGAAAGTGACCAGCGAGCGAAACGCTGACATCGGAGACGGTGTTGATGACCTGCCGACAGAGTGGCTTGCACAAGCTGAGCAGCAGATGGCGGTCTGCGGATTTTCGGCGGTCCTGTTTGGGGTCGCGGTGCTTCCCGAAGGCGTTCGCGAGTGGTTGCTCGATCATCTGGGGCCAGTCGGTGCCGCACAGGCAATTGGCGAGGGATTGCGCAGCGGGTCCGTTCCGCTTCGGTTTTGGACGATCGACCGGAACGAAAAGGTGATTGACGGAATTCTGAATCGAGACGTCGAATTCTGGCGTCACGTTGAGTCGGATACGCCGCCGCAGGTCGACTGGGAGCACGCGAAGGCGTGCCAGGCAGTGAAGGCAGCGTTTAGCAGCATTCGCGATGAGGAATTCGTCACGCTTGACGATGAAGCCGCCGCGCTGTGGGAGCAGCGACGGGAGCAGAAAGCAATCATCAAAGAAGCAGAGAAGGTGTGCAGCAGGATTGACGCGGAGATGTTTCTGCGAATCCAGCACGCCGGTGGAGGAGTGCTTCCCGACGGAAGCAAGCTGAAAAAGATCGTGGTCGGTGACAGCGTTGTCCCGAGCTACGTTCGCAAGGGGTATACATTTTTCCGACAGGTGAAAGGGTGAGATATGAGCACTGCCGTTGCAAACAAACAGGATTCCCGTTCGATCTCGAACGCGAAGGAGTACCGGGATCACGTGACAAAAATCGCCTCGTTCGTACTTGCGGACTGGGTTGGTGAAGAGAAGGCGCGCGAGTCCATCGGTCGCGTGTCGGTGGCGCTGAATGCCGCTTCGGCGTCAGCGAAGAATCCGAAAGACTTCTACGACTGCACTCCCCAAAGTGTGGCAACCGTCGTTGCCGTGTCCGCGTTGACAGGGATCATGCCTTCGACTGGTGCGGGAGCGTTGGCGTGGGTGATTCCGCGCCGTGACCGCAAGGGCGAGCCGCCGAAGTTGCGTTATCAGCTCAGCCACCGCGGTTTGAATGCTCTCGCTGCACGGGCTGGAATGATGATGGTCGCAATACCGATTAGCAAAAGCGACAAGGTTTCCCTGAACGCATTCGGGGAGGTCGACTTGAGTGGGATCGATATCGAGAACCCGCCAACCACTGAGGACGAGTTTCGGGGCATCTGCGTTGCCGTCAAGAGCATCGGCAGTGGAGCGTTGATCACCCAAAACTACATCCCGAAGAAAGTCATCGACAAACGCCGGGCCGCTTCGGATTCGTACCAATTCGCCGAAAGCAATGACTGGGCCAAGGCGACTGATCCGTGGCACAAGTGGTACGTCGAGATGGCGATGAAAACAGCCATGCACTACGCGATCAGTCGGGGGTGGTGCATCATCGACGACGCCGCAGCACAGAGGGCGTTGACCCTTGATGTTGAGAGCGACCTGCCAGCAATCACAGGCCCGGAATCGAGCGGTCAGAGCAAGCTCGACCAAATGGCAAACGTCTTGAACCCGGAGGTAATCGACGTCGAAGCTAAGCCGACAGAAGAACCCGACCACGTTGCTCGAATCAAGTCAGACATCAAGTCCGCGAAAGACATCGGTGCAGTGCAATCCCTGTTTGACGAGGCGTCTGCACTGACGGACGCTGGCGAGATCAGTGACGCACAATTGGGAGATATCACCGCTGCGGCGAACGTTCGATCGGAAGAATTGGAAGGTGCGAAATGAATATCGCGTTTTTCCGACGATGGTCAGTTTGACTTTTCATCTGGACCGATTTCGCCAGAGGCCACATGAAACATTAACGCCGCAAGGCAAAGGAGAAACAATGATCACTCAAGCCACAAAAGAGCAATGGAATAATGTTGAGCGAATCAAGGACTGGTGGCTGACCACGCAGCTCGTCGAGCAGTATTCAGACGAGACCATGCGAGCTTCAGCATCCGCGATGCTGTCTGCGATGGGCCAGTCGGTCCCGCTAATTCTATGCGTAAGCAGCCCCATTGAGGCACGTCTGTATAGCGGTGTGATTTCGCGACTCAACTCGAAACTCAACTCGAAACTCAACTCGCAACTCGACTCGCAACTCAGGTCGCAACTCAGTTCGCAACTCAGGTCGCAACTCAACTCGAAACTCAACTCGAAACTCGACTCGCAACTCAGTTCGCAACTCAGGTCGCAACTCAGGTCGCAACTCTGGTCGCAACTCGATTCGCAACTCTGGTCGCAACTCGATTCGCAACTCTGGTCGCAACTCGACTCGCAACTCAGGTCGCAACTCAGTTCGCAACTCAGGTCGCAACTCGACTCGCAACTCGACTCGCAACTCAGCTCGCAACTCAGGTCGCAACTCGACCTGTATTGCGGCCTGTGGTGGAGAACATGGGCGGGGTGCTACGAAGGCGCGACTGTGCTCGGTGTTGAGTTCGAAAACCTGAAATACGAACTATTTCGCCGGTTTTGCCTCCACTGTCCTATTTGGATGTGGGACCAGTCCGCAATCTACCTACTGCGTAACCCCACGGAAGCACATTGGAACGATGGCCTTTTGCACCGCGACGGAGGCCCCGCCGTCAAATACTCCACCACCTTCGCACTGTGGTCGCTTAATGGTGTCTCTGTTCCTCAATGGCTGGCCGAAACACCAAGCGAGCAACTGGATTGTAAGCAAGTCGTTGCATTAGCCAACGTCGAGCAGCGGCGTGAAGGTGTACGCAAGATCGGCACGGAACGTCTACTGTACAAACTCGGATCGAAAACGCTCGACACCTGCGGCGAAATGTACACCCTGGTTGAAATTGACCTTGGACTGCGGCGCCCAGTTAGGGCGCTGAAGATGGCAAACCCCAGCATGCCGGAAGTGTGGCACGTCGAGTTTGTCCCACCGAGCATCGAAACTGTCCAAGAGGCGTTGAATTTTCGGAACGGATTCACTGCCGAGCAGATTGATGACGAGAATGGATCAGACTGGATACAGCAGGGTGATGTTTTAATTAAGCCTGCCGGAGCGACCAAGTTCAAGAGTCGACCGGCGCAACTGACCTAAAGGAGAAGAGATGAAGGAATGTACCGACAAAGCCTTAGCATACGGCGAAGTGACTGGCCACATGCACCGTGCCACGGCAGACACCGCCAAGGTTTACGAGCACGACGGCGGAACCCGTACGCTTTCTGCACCTCATGGCACGCCTGTTGTGCACGAAGAGCATAACACTGTTCAGGTTCCTCCCGGGGAATACGTCCGCGAGATTGTCAAGGAGTTCGATCCGTTTGAGGAGGAGGTCCGCGAAGTCAAAGATTAACGCCTTCGGGCACTCCCTGACGAACTGGCCGATCTGACGGGGGGGATTGTTACCAGGCCGATGAAAGGACTCTATGACACAGACTGTGTGAAGATTTATTGGTCGCCCGCCGTGAGCGCATCACGGCACACCGACCCCGTAGCTCAATCGGATAGATCAGTGAGCTTCGAGCTCTCAGGTGCAGGTTCGAGTCCTGCCGGGGTCGCTCACAAGGAAGCATTAAACAAACACGTCAGGACAAAGCAATGGGCAGCACGCCACACGAAGAATTTCCGGAACAGAGCATCCCACGAGGGAATCGAATGTTTCAGATCAACGAAGACGACCTGTGTGATCTGGAGCGAATTGTCCCGGAAATCTGCGATAGGTTGCAACTCGCACAAGCTGGAAAACAGCAAGGGGAGTTGCTAACCAAGATTCGCAAACTGCAAATCATCTTGACGAACATCCGCTGGAATTACGGACCGCATTCGGAAACAGAGGGGATCGACGCACAGTGAGCAGCCAACAAAAAGGAATCGCATGAGCAATCTTCAATACATGCTGTTATTCGTCGTCAGCCTGTTCGCCGCGAGTTGCGTGGGACTGATGGTTTTCTCCGTTATCGTCGATGGATGGAGGAGTGAGTAATGGCTGAGACAACAATCGAGTGGACGGCGACGAAGAGACCGAAGCGAATTCAGAGGAAGCGGACGAAGGGCTGGAGGATGCCAGCCAATACGGTCTACGTTGGACGTCCGACGATGTGGGGAAACCCGTTTTCTCCATCTTCTGATGTTGTGGAATGCATTGAAGCTTACCGCAAAGGGATCGAAACCGGGGCGTGGGGCATCACTGTTGAGGACGTTATTCGGGAGCTTCGTGGGAAAGATTTGTGCTGCTGGTGCGGGCTCGACCAACCATGCCATGCCGACGTGCTCCTGGAACTTGCGAATAAACACGGAACTGATGGAGTTGCTGAGAGAAGTTGTTGAGGACGGGTACAAGCACTGCTGCAAGTGCGATTCGTGTTCTGATATAAGACGACGCATCGACGCGATTCTCGCCAAGCGCAAGGAGGTAAACCGTGATTGACAACACAACAAAACCATGTCCGTCCTATGCTCCGATCTACGCCATGCTTTATCCGGAGTTGGCAGCGATTGCACGAAGGCATGGTTATGCCCTGGCTGCTCACGGAAGCCTGAGACGCGACTTTGATTTGATCGCCGTCCCGTGGGTTGAGTTGCCGTCGAACCCGATAACTGTGATTCGGGAAATCACCAGTACGTTTGACATCCGGCTAATCGGTGAAGGAACTCGGAAGCTACACGGTCGAACCGCTTACTCGATTTCACTAAGTGGGCAGTGCGCATTGGACTTGTCGTTCATGGACGCCAAGCACAAGGAGGGAAAATGAGAAATGCAAACGAACCGGCGTTGAAAGCCAAGATTTCATGTCGCGGACGTGACAATATTAGGCGACGAATCACAAGAAACGACTTCCCGATCAACACGCCGATTCCATTTGAGGCATTCATAGACGGAAATTGCGGATGGGAGTTTGATGCACCACTTCACTTTTTGAAACCGTTTCACCGCTATCACGAAGTCAGATCGACCTGCAAAGAAACTATCGAGGCGAAGATCCAAGACTTAATGATTGACGTCTCGTGCGACCTGGAGATTTACGAGTCAGCGAACTACTGGCCGTACGAAGAAAAGAAGTATGTCGAAGGTCTGATGTCCAGGCTTCGTCGCGGCAAGGGTCGTCGAGGCGTGGCGTACTTCAGCGGATTCTTGATTGTCAAATCGATGCCTACACCTGAGCAGATAGCTGAAGGTAGATCACTTGATTACGAAATCACGTGGCAGCAATGCCACCTTCAGTGATCAGACTTAACAATAAAACAATAAGTGGAGTAAGTGGAGTCGGATAACGAAAACCGAAAGGTGTAATAATGAGTGACGAACTGAAATATCCGTGGGATGGCTATGGAGAAACACGAGCAAAGGCAATGCAAGCGTGGGCTATGTCTGTGACAGGAGAAGCAGCATTTGCCGACGCAGAGCCTGAGCCAGAAATGGAGGCATTGTTTGAGAAGCTCGTTGCAGCCGCAGTCCGCTTCGGGTTCGAGCAGCGGCAGGAGGAGATTGAGCGGCTGAACTGCAAGCTCAATGCTCTACGGCACACAAACCTGAAAGTCTGCGAGGCACTTCAGATCCCTCTTGACGGTTCTGAGTGTCCCGGAAACAGCGACCCGAAAGGGAAGCCGTCCGAGATGCTGTTGCGGCATGTACAGCAGCTTCGCCAGCAGTACGGTGAACTGGTGGAGATGCTGAGAAAGCACCTTGATTCGTTCCCGGAGCTGAACATGAGAAACTACGAGCATGAGGACGTTGACAACCTGAACTCATGGGCTGTGCAGTTCGTTCTCGCAGCGGATACTAAACTCGCCAAGCACAAGGAGGAAAAATGAGCAATGCAAACGAACCTGAGTTGAAAGCATACAAGATTTCATGTCGCGACGACGATCATGGTCAATGTGTCGTCTTTGCCGAAAATGCGAAGAAAGTCAACCGTCGATGGAACTCAGAAAATTGCGATTGCAAGTTCATCGAAATCCGAATCCACCGCGTTCCTGAATTCGACAAGTATTCTCCCGGTCCGGTGACAATTGAGCAGTATCTCGCAGAGGGCTGGCACTGGGCATGTCGCTGTTGCGGTCGTCAGGTATGGGCCGAAGACAACCCGGTTGTCGTGAACAGCCTGGTCTATCACGGTGTCGAGTGTGTTAAGGACACCGAAATTAGCGTGCAACTGCAAAGGAGAGTAGTGTGATTGAGAAGTTGACGCAGGCTCAAATTGACCGATTCCCGGAGTTTGTCGACAAGTGGACTCGTATTGGCCTTTGCACAGATCCCGCAGACAGACCGCGAGCGGAAGCCGGAATACGCGAGTCGTATAAGATTGCAGGGCTCGAGCCGCCTAAGCGGATCGTCTGGTGCGGATCGCCACTATCTGCGGGACTCACCCGAGCCTTGATGCTCGAGTCAAAAGAGTCGGATGTCGGGGAATCGGTCCGGGAATCGGTCGCGGCTTCGGTCGCGGATTCGGTCCGGGCTTCGGTCTGGAATTCGGTCGCGGATTCGGTCGCGGCTTCGGTCTGGGCTTCGGTCTGGGATTCGGTCGCGGATTCGGTCGCGGCTTCGGTCTGGGATTCGGTCCGGGCTTCGGTCTGGGCTTCAGTCATGGACTCTGTCCACGGTCAACATGACGCGAGCTGGCTGGGATTCTACGACTATTTCCGGGAAGTGTGTGGCTTGTCAAAAGAGACGCAAAAGTTGTGCGGTCTGTGGGAAGTTGCTCAGTCCGCAGGCTGGTGGCTTCCACATGAAAACATTTGCTGGGTGAGCGAACGACACCACACCCTTGAACTTAATGCAGACGGACTTCTGCATTGTGAATCTGGGCCCGCAGTAGAATACCCGGATGGGTTTCAAGTCTGGGCCATCGACGGAATCCGTGTCGATGAGCAGATTGTCTTGCGGCCTGAGTCGCAGACCTTGAGCCAGATCGACAATGAACAAAACGGAGATGTTCGATCAATCCGGATCGAGCGTTTTGGGTGGCCCCGGTACCTGAGAGAGTCCGGAGCTCAAGTGATCGACTCCCGGACCAATGAAATTGAAGGTACCATGGAATCACTGTGCCGCACAAAAGATGGAAGTTTGCGCCTGATGGCGACGTGCCCATCAGGCAAACAGGTGTGCATGGGGCTGCCTCCAGGCGAGGTGGAAACATGCGAACAGGCCCAGCGATGGCTTGCTGGACCATTCTCTAATCGAGTTTGTATTGGGAGAACTTAATGATGACGAAGCAAATCGAAGCCGTGTGTGAACAGCACAAGTCCCATCTGGAATCCATCGAGCATGGAAAGCCGGAACGACTTTCCGAAGCGATGACCGATAATGAGTTTTTTGCTCAGGGCGACCTGAACATCGGCCCGATCAGTCAGATTCCAGAGGGGTATAAGCGAGTCGAGCAGCCGACTCCCGCGGATCGGCAACTTGTAAAAGGAGAGACGGTCGGTTCGAAGCATTGCCTGACGTCTCTGCAAGGGGTGGAGATTTACCACCCTGACGACTGGACTGAGGAATCTCTCTTGGGACCGGTTCTGGTGTTCCGTCAAGAAGGCACCATCACCCATCCAACTCACGGTGACGTCATTGTTCCAGCGGGTATGACAGTGCAGATCGGCTATCAGCGAGAATACGACGCAGAGCAGAGGCGCGAGAGGCGGTCGCGGGATTGAAATGACTGAACCGCGAACACCAACCGACGTCCTGTCGAATGCGTGCATTGCCGAAGCCGCGGACAGGATTGAAGAGCTTGCACGGCTGCTGAGGCGTTGTGCTGTGTACGTGCAGAGCTTCGACGGCGGGCAGGGAGACGCAGAATCGTGTTCTGCTGCGATCGAAACTCCCCTGGAGGAGATCCCGGAACTGGTCAACAGCCGAGTCGCAGAGATGGAGACTCGCATGGCGAAGCTCAGATCCGAGAACGCGCGCCTGAGAGCATCGGTCGGACACCTGCAACAGGAACTCGCAATGGCAAGGAGACGTGGGGAATGAGCTATTCGATTGAGGAAGCACGCAATCTGCTGAGACTGGCCTGTGTCACCTTTGACGGCGACGAGGATGATGATCCTGCTGTCAACGAGAAACTCAAGCAGACTCTCAACATGAATGATGTCTGGGGTTGGGGCACTGCGTATGGTGAGTACATTCCTGACGAAGAGCTTCCGGAGGTTGCTGGATTGTTCTGCAGTTATGGCTTTTGTGGCCTGGCGTATTGGGTCAGCGAGCGAAACGGTGGAATGATGTCCGAGTTCCACGACATTAACAGGGCAATCGAGTTTGTGCGGCACGAAGAGAGCCTGCGAAAGGACGAAACCAAAGGCTGATTGGGAGGCTTTGCGAAATTTTATCGACCGTAAGCATTCCCAGCCCGAAGGGCTTAGTGGCGAGCAGATCGCACAAGTACCGGAGATTTTGGAAGTGAAGGAACATGATCAAGCTGCCATCGGTTGAACAAGCGGATCACTGGAAACACGACAAGCGCCCTAAGCCGTGGAAACAGTGGCTCAAGAAACGTAAAGCAAGAGCGGAACGACGGCTTGCGAAAAGAGACCCCGAACACCCGCCCGGATATGGAAAGCACAAAGGATGGAATTTATGACCGACGGAGCAAGACGGAGGTAAGTAAAAAGATGAAGGCAGTAAAGATAAAAGCACGAATTAAAGATAACCTGATCGACGTGATTGATTCCTACTTCGACGGAAGCGAGGGTCACAGGTCGGACCCTGTATTCGCGGCTCTTGCAGAGCGAATTTCAGGGAAGGTTGTAACACTGCGGATCATCGGTGGTGACACGCCTGACGAGGAAGTTTACGCGTTTGAGGAAGTTGATAACAACTACTGGTTGCCGGACTGCTGCTGGGAGGAAGTGGAATGAAACCAAAGCCAGCACAGAAACGGACACTGGAGATGTTCAGATCACACTCGAAGTCAGGAAGGCGTTAGAGCAATGAGTGATTTATCAGGCGTGGTGAACGAACAAAAATCCCTTATTGCGAAACTCAAATCCGAGAACTCGCAACTCAGGGCCAAGTGCGGCCACTTGGAGCAGGAGTTGTCAATGCTTCGGTCCCGCGAGATGTGCGCCGACGACATCGCGGATTACACGGAGGACCGGGCGAAGTTGGTGGCGGAGATTAAGCGGCTGAAAACCGAACAGTTGCGGGTGGCTCAAGCCTACGATCCGTTATGTGAGCAGTATGATTTTAACGATCAGATTGCTGTGATGAAGTGCGCTGCCGACCACATGGAAGGATTGCGGGAAGCCGCTGAATACACGCGAGACGATCCCGAGGGCAATCTGAGGGACTTGCCGGACAGGTTGATCGGTGAGATTGAGAATCAGAAAGATCAGATTGAGGCGTTGCAGTCCGAGGTCCGCGAGCTGGTCAAAGTGCTGCGGGAGGTTTGCGATGACCTGCGGCTCATGGAAATGAGGGAAGGATAAATGGACATTTACATTGGTGGAATTTTTGCGTGGTTGCTCGCGGAACTGGCAAGGACCGTCGTGTTTGACGCACAAACCAACGTGTTCAAGAGCCTGTTACGTGCAGTATTGTGGCCGCTTTATGCTCTGGCTGGATTACTTGTGCTTTTCGCTGCCGTGATATTTTGACTCAGGAGAAAACGGAGTGACGAACGAGCAACTGAAAGACATCCTGGAATCTCTAAACGACGATGAGCGCGTGTCGTTCGCACGCACTGAATCTGGGGATTTGAGGATCATCTACTCGCGAGGCGACAAGTACGTGAAGAGTGTTGTAAGTAGAGAAGTGATTCATCTGGAACGCTACAGTCCATTAGTTGAAGCGGTTTGCGCGGCACGGAGTAGACTCAGGAGAGAGATGGGGAACGAAGCCTGCGACGCCGAAGCATCCATCAATGCAGGTCTCACACAAAACGATTACTGGCACTGGTTCGATCCGGAGGAAGGACAGCAGGAAAGGGACGACCAATGAGCGAAAAAGTGGAGCCACGACAGGACGGAAAATGCGTCGGGTGTGAAACGGCAATGGCAGTCACTATCGATGGTTTGCTCTGCAAGCGATGCCTGAAAACAGCACTGGATAACTCTGACCCACTGAAGGTTCGGGACTTGAACCGTCAGGGAACAGAGCAGATCGGACGACCCGCCCTGGACGCAAGAGTCATTGGCGGAGCCCCATTTTGATGTGAGGGGAAATAACTGCCGACAGTAGGACTTCTGGAAATTGTGATACAATCGCAGAGCCATGAACGAGAACGAAAACCGCCATCCGGAGATTGTTGACCCAAGATCGTCTGGGGGGCAAGGGGGGCCATTGTATCTCAAAGACGGTCCTGGTCAGACGTCTGATACTCGGCTGATCGAGCGTGCGATTCGCGAGCGATGGCCGATAAAGCCTGAGTACAGGACTGCAATTATCAATCGCCTATTGCGGATTGCGGTCTCTCCGGAAACTTCAGACCGTGAGGCAATTTCGGCGTCAAAAGCGATGATTGCGGCCGACAAGATCAACATCGACTTGGAAACAGCAAGCCAGCCGAAGGAGTCCCACACTCATCAGCACTTGCATTTGAATGTACCTCCTGACGAAGCGCGAGCGGCAATCGGTTCTGTCACTGAGCGATTGCGAATTGCGGGACTGGCTTCACCAGTGGAAGCCGGAAGCCCGGAGGAGTCTGATTCGCCAGCTTGAGGCGGACGACGAAAAGAACCCTCCCTGCTCTTTGCTTGAGTTTCTGGTCGAAGGCTGGCACGTCCTTGAGCCATCCCAAAAGCTGGTCACCGGGTTTCACGTCGATGCGATCTGCTCACACGCAGAGGCTTGCGTTGATGGACGCATCAAGCGATTGCTGATCAATATTCCACCCGGCATGTCGAAGTCGATGATTATTTCGGTGTTCCTGCCGTGCTGGGTGTGGACGTTTCGCCCGTGGTTCCGCTGGCTGTGCGCATCCTACGATCAGGATACGGCGAACGACCTGGCGCAGAAGCGGCGAAACCTTCTGGTGAGCGAGTGGTATCAAGATCGTTGGCCGCGCGGCGGAATGCTTCGACCGACGAAGAACGCGAAGAATCGGGACACGATCAAACTGATCCAGAACATCGCCGGTGGTGAAATGCTGTCAACGTCCCCGATGGGTCGTGCATTAGGGAAGCACCCTCACGGCAAGCTCTACGACGATCTGGAGAACCCGAAGGCTGACGATGGCTTGTCGGATGTCACTCGAAAGAAAACGCGGGGGTTCTTGAATGGTCCAATGGCAACACGCGGTGAGTCGAAGGATATCAACGCGTTTTCGATTATGATTGCTCAGCGTTTGGCGATCGGCGATGCGTCCGACGTGTTTCGCGAGCAGGGCTGCGAGCATCTGTGCTTGCCGATGCGGTACGACCCGAACCACCCTGTGCGCGACCCGAAGGTTCCGACGTGCCTAGGGTTTGTCGATCCGCGAACCAAAGATGGCGAACTGCTGTGCGAGGAACGTTTCGGGGATCATGAAGTCGAACAAATCACTCGCAGCCTGAAGCACAAAGCGGCGGGTCAGTTGCAGCAGCAGCCGATCAGCCCGGAGGGAGACAGATTCAAGCGGAAGTGGTTTCGGATCGTCAAGGAATCGGAATTGCCGTCTGATTTCTACACGCAGTCTCAGGCGGTTCGGTACTGGGACAAGGCGGGAACGGAAGGTGGAGGCGACTACACAGCAGGCGTTGGAATTGCCAAGTACGGCAATGAATACTACGTGTTCGACGTTGTTCGTGGTCAGTGGGGATCGTCGAATCGCAAGTTGCACATGAAGTCTGCTAGCGAACGTGACTGGTCGTTGTTCAAGCATTATTGCGTCTGGCAGGAAATTGAACCGGGCTCCGGCGGGAAGGAATCTGCGGAGCTGACAGAGAAAGAGCTGGCGAAATACTCGGTGCGATCAGAGAAGGTGACGGACCCGAAGAAGGAGCGGTACAACACGTGGGAGGAGGAGCTTGACTGCACGACCAACCCGCGAAAGCCGACGGTGTTCCTTGTCGAGGGGGCTTGGAACGAGGATTTCATTGCCGAGCATGTGAACTGGCGCTGGGAGGACAAGAACCCTCGAGACGACCAGATTGATGCAGCGGCGGCAGCCTACATGAAGCTGAAACGTCGCGGCGATGTGGACCTGGAGAAGTGGCTCGATGTGATCTGACCGAGCCGATAAAGCGGCATGGAGATTCCGGTCAAAAATTTTCTTCGGACTGCCATCAGCGGTCGTCGGGGCGTGCCTCAATCTCGCGTGATGATCCGATTGCAGAAGCCGACGCCTCAATGGCTGGTGCGAGAGTTCCTGCGGATTCGTCTCACGGGTGCGATGCTTTCTGGCGGCGAACCGGTCACGGACAAACATCGCAGGCTGGCGAAGTCAGTTGGCGTTGTCGGTATCGAGATTGCTCCTGAATGGATTCCGAACCTGCACGATCCGAACGAGGAAAACTTGGTCACGCAATTTTGTTTGGTGCTGGACCGCCGATACAGAGATGTTGTGTTGCAGGCGGTTTACCGGACGGCCGGAATGCTGGGTGACCACCTGGGCATCGGCATCAAGTGAGGGGCGAATCTTGAAATTGTTTCGGCAATTGAGGTTGTGGTTGACAGACCGAAGGGAGTTGATTGCGTCCCACAATGCGCTGTACCGCAAGGTGAAAGTGCTTCAGACGGCACTTGAGCAGCAGGAACTCATCAATCGCACGCTGACCGAGCAGATCGGGGCGATGAAGACCGCTGCGGAGTTCTCGCAGGCGTTAGACAAACTGCGCGTCCATAACATGAGGGCGGACCAGTAATCCGATAAAGGCGTGACCCCAGAAGGCCGCGCCCATGCAGACATTCGCAGACAAGTTCGTTCCCCGTCGCATCTCTCAATCGAGCAATGATCCGCATATTTCGTTGATCGGTCCGCGTGCGGAATACAACACCGATACCCGCCAGCGCCAGCAGGCGATTGAGCACATCCGGCACTTTCGTCTGTGGAACTACATCGCGATTGACGCCAACTCGGAAAAGGCGTCTGAATCCACCCCGAATGTTGCCGTGATGAAATCGTCGGCTCGCCCGTCGCGACAGAGGCAGCGGTACCTGAAGCAGTTTTACCCGGGCTTGATCCGAAACGACCTTGACGATGCCGATCCGGTACCCGATTCCCATCCGCTTGTTGAGCTCCTGAAGCGAGTGAACGACAAGGACTGGTGGGACGTCTTCTGCTACGAAACGCTAATGTTTTACCAGCTCACCGGATCATTCTACTGGTGGGTGATTCCGAACCAGATGGGATTGCCGTCGGAGCTGTGGGTCATTCCGCCGCATTGGATCTACCCGGAGTATTCTCGGTCGGGAGAACTGCTGAAATGGTGGGTTGAGCCAGACGGGAACCAGCGTGCGAAGTTCGAGTTGCCGCCGGAGGAAGTGATCTACGCGCACAAAAAGAACCCGTACAGCAAGATTCAGCCGTTTTCTCCCGGTCGCGCTGCCGCGGAATGGTTGATCAATAACGAACTGATTGAGAAAGCGCGGAACACGACCTACAAGCAGGGGAATTTTCAGAACGTCCTTTTGAAGATGGATAAGGAGACATTCCCGGATGCGCCTGAGGCTGAACTTCTTTGGCGAATCGAAAATAAATTTATGCAGCGATACAACGGCGTATCGCAGATGTCGCGTCCGATTGTGATGCCTCCGGGAATGGAGGCTGTCCCGTTCGGTGTGGAGCCGAACAAGATGCTGCTGCCGGAGGTGAGCGACCAGATTCGCGACTACATCCTGGCATTGCATCGCGTTCCCCGGGCTGTTGCTGGTATCTCGCACGACCTGAACGTCGCCTCGATCCACGGTGCGAATCTCATCTGGTGTACGCACAAGATTATTCCGCTGCAGCGCATGCTTGCGGGGTTCATGACGGAGCGTCTGGCGTCTCGGTTCGATCCTCGCTTGGTTGTCTGGTTTGATGATTGCCGACCTGCAGACTCAGCGGAGGAACGGGAAGAGGTCAAACTTGACTGGGCCATGGGAGCGATCACTCCAGATGAGCGACGTCTTGCGCGAAACTATCCGGCACTGGAAACTGAAGCGAGCGGCAAGACGTACCTGCCGATGAATCTGGTTCCGCTGGACTTTGCAGGTGCCGATGAGCCGGAGCCGGAACCCGAAGAACAGCCGAAAGGCGAGGAGAAGGACGAACCCGAGCCGGACACTGAGACCGACGACAAGGAGAAGGAGCAGCGGTACCGTCAGCGGAAATCGTTTGCGATCAAGCAATCACGCAGGCGGGCACGCATCTTGCGCGGATTCGATCGACTGCATCGCCGAAGCGAGAAGCAGGCGTTGCGATCTCTGAACGGGTTTTGGAACCGAGTCATCAAGGAAGCTGGCAAGAGGTTTGACGCAGGTGGAGATGCGCCACCGCCAGTCGAGCAGTTGCTTCCGGCTGACAGTTTCGAAAAGTGGTTTAACGACGCGATGTCCCAGCACTGGCTCAACCACTGGGCCGCCGGAGCCGAATTTGAACGCAAGGTGCTGGGGTTGCCTCAACAGCAGTCAGTGAAGTTTGTCGATGAACTGCCCGATATCAGCGTTGATTTCCCGCAAACGATGAAACGTCGAATGGCAGACTACCTGCGAAAGAAGACGCAATCCGTATGGAAGCTCATTCACGCAACCGCGTTGAAGGCGCTTCGGTCTGCCGTGCAAAAGACCCTGGAATCCGGTGAAGGCGTTCGCGAGATGCGAGCGGGGATCATGAAGGCTTTGAAGGTCTCGAAGTCGGAGGCAACTCGCATCGCCAGAACTGAAGCGACTGCATCGTTGAACGCAGGTCAGCAAGCGTTGCGTGATGAAGAGGAAGTGCCGAACAAGCAGTGGATTGCCACTGTGGACGGACTGACCCGAGAGACGCATTCGGCAACTGATCTGGAGATCGTGCCGAATGGCCAGCCGTTTCTTGTCGGTGGATACCCGATGAATCATCCCGGTGACGGGTCACTAGGTGCACCAGCTGAAGAGATCGTGAACTGTCGCTGTTGTGCCACTGG